CTAAGGGCACTTATCTGTCCTTTCCATCCTCTTTAGGGCAAGCAGTCGCTGTTTGAGTTTTTCCGCTTTACCGGGATGAAACCTGGCCAGCAAATGAACTTGGCCCAGCGTCTGTGCATAAGGGCCGCTGTCGAACACGGTAATCTCTCCCCGCAGGAAGGCCTGTTCTAAGTGATTAACAGCCGAGCGTATCTGGCTTTGCCGGGAAACAGAAAGGCCAGGCTTAGAATTCACCGAAAGCTTGGTAACATCCATCCGCTCACCGGACGTCCTGATCTCATGCTTGGTGCGTTTGGGTCGATAGCCGTGCCTGAAAAGCATGCCGTAAACGCTGGCAATTACTTCCGTTTTAGCCGAATTATCAAGAAATGTTTCTGACGAGACGGCAATATCATCGACGTAGCGGGAGTAAACTAACCCGCGGGCCTGAAGGCTGGCCTGCAACGCCGGCTCAGCGTTCCAGAATGCCAGGTTGGCCAGAAATGAACTGGTTATTGCCCCCTGAGGCAACTCCCCCTGACGAGTCGTCAGGCGGGTCAGGCAGTCGGCAACGTCCTGCCCGAAGCAAAAAAAATTCCGCCATATGCCGTAAACCACTGCGGCCGACGTTGCCGGAAAGAAGCCCATGATATCTTCGTTTATAACGATGGTCGCGCCGGCGTGCAGGGATGCATTGACCTTGTAGTCACATCCTTTCAGGCTGCCGGTTAGGTAAGACGGATAAGTAACGTAGTCCAGTATGTTGCGTCTGATGCTGCGGTGAATTTTTTTAAGCGGTTCGTAGGCATCCCACGTCTGGCGCACACTGCCGTCAGCCTTAGGAAGATTGCTGGCGAGACGGTACATCCGGTCGGAGCGACAGGCTAGGTTACTAAGCTCTCTGGCAGGGATATTCAGTGCTTTTGCCAGCGACACCAGACTGCTGATGCGTCGTCTGCGGTAGAAGGGGCCGTTAGGCGGGATGTGGTTCATTGAGCAGCTCCAGCGCGGTGCGCGCAAGTTCGCCCTGCAGACCTTTATCCATACCGTTGAGGTCGCCGGCTTCGGCAGCGATGAAAAAAATAATGCTGACAGGCACTTTCAACGCGGTGGCTATTTTAGTAAGCGTGGATAGAGTAGGGTCCCGCTTGTTATTTTCCAGCATGGAAAGGTATGAGACTGAGCATTCGGCCTTGTGTGCAAGATCCGTCTGCGATATTCCCCTTCTGGTCCGACACAACTTGATAGCCTGTCCGATATTCATAAGTAACCCCTGAATCAATATTGGGCCTGCTGCGTCTTGGCTTTGCTGCATTACTTCATCCAGTCAGTAATATTTGTGACGAGACGTAATACAATGTCGATAATGCGCAGAGCCCGGAAGACAATATCGTCAGACCGGTTCCCGCTTTTTACCGGGCTGTCCTGATGGCTGCGTAGCTGTTGCAGCACATCGTCCAGCTCAGCCAGAGCGCCAGCATCGAGTTGGCTGCAGTGTGCATCGCGCAGCTTTTCTAGCGTTGCGATGGTGTTCTTTAAAGTGTCATGTTTCATTCTGTTCTCCTTTGAATCGGCAAAACCGCCGAAGCCCCGTAACAAGGCGATGGCCGAAAGGAGCCAACCCGATGCGCAAGCCCAACACCAGTCTTCGCGACGATGAAGCCCGTTAATCCAGATAGTACAGCTGCTCCGTAGCCGCTTATTGCGATCGGCCACATGCAGACCATCATGACGAACGTACTTCTGACTGACCTGTGACGCTGGTCTGTCTTTTTCTCCGACACCGGATGAAGGAGCGGCCTGATAAACAGGCAGTTACGCTAAGCCTTCGCTATTACGATGAGAACAAGAATTTTAAAGAACACGGCTCAGGCGGTACGCCTGACCTTCAGTAAGTAAAGCATAATCTTGGACAGTAGGCAATAAAATTTCACTGTCAGTGAAATTTTATTGCCTACCTCAGTCAGCGTTGCGCTTCTGACACAAAGCAGACTATCAGACTCAGTTTTGCTCAGATCAGCAACAGTCTCAGATCGAGTGATAGCTAATACCAATTACCGTATACACCACTGAATATCCTTCAGAATGTCATCCAGCCTCTCAATGGCCTGTGCGATTTCCGCAATAGCCTGCTTATGACGCTCATCGGATCTGGCCTGCTCATTAAGTTGTTCCTGTAAGCGCCGCCCAGTCTCTGCGTCCAGAAAATGCGCCTGACTGGCTTCCACTATCCAGCTGTTATCATTAGACGCGGTGCCGCTGACCCATGATGTCCACTCTGAGGCGTTGCCCGATTTATCCACCAGCCGTGCCCGAAAATAGAGCTTCTCCCCAGCCGCCAGCCCCTGCAAAGTGTGGGTTCGTTGCGGATAGGAAATATCGGCGAACTGCAGCGTGTCATCATCCTCTCCGTTTTTGTTGTAGCAAATTTCCGTTTTCAGCAGGACATCCGTCGGGTTGGCAAAATCCCAGTCCAGCCGGATACCAAAAAGTAGCGACGTGGTTCGGAGGGACTGCGGTGCCGACGGAACCTCTTTTCGGCTTCCTAGCAGGGTATCCTGCGTGTTCATCCAGATACTGGATATTGCCGCTGCATTCGTCGCCCTGACCCGCGCCTGATAGCGTCCGTCATCGACGTTCGGCACCTCAAGACTCCGTGCGGTAGTCTGGGGAGCCGTTATCCAGTTGCCGTTGTCTTTGCGCCATTCAACTTCATAAGCCACGGCACTGTCGGCGGCGTCCCATGTGATCCGCAATGTGGTGGAGATGATGCCCTGATTAAGCGAATAATAACTGTCGATAAGGATATTCTTCGGTGCAGGCTGAACGCTGGGCGGAATGATGGTAACAGAGCGTTCGTCAATACGGGTATCCTTGTCGATAAGAGCATACTTGTCGGGGTTGTGCTCAACCGCCGTGATGTCAAATGATACGCCGTCCTCTCCCGCTTTGATACCAATAACCCGAAAGGGTTTCTCCGCTATATAGCTGGATTCGATTGCCCAGACTGAGCCCACTTCAGGTTCATCTGAATAGGCATAACCACGATCCCACACGGAAACCTCCTGTCCGTTGATCGCTGAAATGAGATCCCTTTCTGCCTTACCTGACGGCAGGTTGATGACAAGCCAATCCCCCACCTTTGCCGACGGCACCCGATCCAAGGTAATAATGTATCGTCTCGGCATAGCCTGGATACGCCCACTCCTTCCTGACCCTGACAACAGGTTATCCGATACACCGATAAGGTAACCCGGCAGGGGAATGTGTCCCTCCAGTCCGACGATGAAAGTGACAGTCCGGTCATGTTCGTTGGTGTGTAACACCCATTTACCACGCCGGATGGCTTCACTCTGGCGGGTACAACCGATGGCAGTGATATCGGCCTGCCGGATACCATAGCGGCGTATCAGGCGAGGTTCAAACACCGGTTCGATAGCATCCTGATAACCATTCTGCGGATCGGACCAGCTTACCATGGCTGTAGAGTAATGGGTTTTCTCGCTGGCACTGGAATAGGTGAATTTACCGTCACGCACATTGGCACAGGTAAAGAGATAATCCATGTCACGGGGCATGTCCGCCAGCACGTTCATGTTGTTATTAGACCAAAAAGTCATGCCCCGGAAGATCCCCGCAATGTCACGCAACACAGCCCAGGCGTCTTCCTGTGACTGGATATAAACATTGCAGGTGAAACGCGGCTCTCCATGGCCTTCGCCATCCAACACAGTCTGATCACAATATTGAGCGATGCTATACAGATCCCATTTTGCCAAAGCCAGATTTTCCGCTTTCACCCGGGTGCCGATGCTGAACCGATCATTGATCATCAGGTCATACAGCACCCATGCCGGATTGTCGCTCCATGCCCATTTGAAGGTGCCGTCCCAGCTGCCATGATAAAAACGGCGACGGGGTTCCAGATAATAATTACTCGGCACTCGGATGATGCGCATCTTGGGTTCGCAAGTGATTTGCGGGATATTACGGAACTGTTTGGCATCAAACTGAACAAACAACAGGGCCGTTTCTGGATAGCTTAATTTGGCATCGATCACTTCGGTGATGGCCTCCACCACCATGGCATCAGCGATTCGGTTACTGTTCTGTTTTGGCGTCAACCGACGAAGGCGTACCTGCCAGCCCGAATGGGCGTTGGGTAAATCCACCCGGTGGGAACGTTCGTATTTAGTGGTGGTTTTGCCATCAACGGCAGTTTTCAGGATTTCCTTAAAAGCGCCGCCATCGGTGGCGAGGTCAATAGCATATTCAATACGATAGCCCACCGTGTCCCCGTTCTCTTTTTGTCTCTGCAACTGGGCCCACGATAACCGTAGGCGAACCGCTGACAGTTGGGTATTGGTGACCGTCGTTACCCACGAACTGACCAGTTCGGCGCTGACGATGCGGGCATTTTCGACTGCCGGCATCCCGGGGATATACGCCTGATGGGGAGTACCGGGGCGGAACTCCCATTTGACTCCTTCAAAATTGGGTCGGCCGTGGATGTCACTCAATGGCGTGTTATCCAAAAAAATACGCTGACCATCCAGCTCTCCCGCAAATTCCCCTTCACCGAGAGCAAGGATGATCTTGGTATAAGAGGTGGATTGCAGGGAGTCCGGTGCTTCCACCGGGGTGCGCGGATGCTGACGGCCGCCTTTGTTACCCTGAATTGACTGCTTTTCCATATTTCATTCTCAGAACGTTATTGTTGGTCTTCCGCGTAGATACCCGCTGAAATGATGGCGCCACCAATACGGCGTCTGCCGTAGCCGATGGGCACAGGATTACCCTGTGCCACGGTGTTCACCGGACCACCGAAAGCGTAGGACGGTTTGTTGTCGGGATCTTCGCGTCGTGCCAGTCCGCCCGGCATCGGAGAGAGCATCTGCACCACGCCGCCCAGCATCATGCCAACCCCGGACATGACCATAGGTGCGCCAAACGGAGTTGCCCATAAAAACGCACCGGCAACTACCATTACCGCTCCCAGAATGGTCTGAAAAATACCGGCGTTTTTGCTGCCGATAATCATCGGGGCAATGCGGATATTGTCTTCGACGGGAAAAGTCAGTTCGTCACGCTGGAGATTACGCTTACCATTGAACACAGCAAAGGTGAGTCCGCGCTCTTTTGCCGTCAACAGAAAGCGTTCAAAGCCGTCAATCAGGACAGACAGCGCCCGGATCGCTTCCTGCGGGGTAGAGACAGCCAGTTTATGTACCCGCCCGAAGCGGGCGCCGAGTACGCCGTATAACCGGATGGTTCTGAGTGTATTCATGAGGTTACTCCGATAAAAAAACCGCTGATACGGGAATGTGGTGATGGCGCAAAGTGATAATGGTGCGTTCCTGCCAATAGCCATGATAGGGTTCTCGCTTGCTGAGCTGCCCGTACAGATGGTGCAACATCAGACCGTCACCCAGATAAACACTGGCATGATTGGGTTCATTAGCCTGTACCTGCATAATGATCACATCCCCTGCCTGTAATTCACCGCGACACGCGACAAATCCGGCAGCGGCATAGTGTTCCATATACAGATTTTCTCCCCGATCCCACCAGCTATCGGTGCGTTCAAAATCAGGGAGTTCAATAGTCCATTCCAGCCTGTACCAATCACGCACGATGGCATAACAATCCCAAATACCGTGCACAAACGGGCGGCCAATTAATGGCTTAATACCTTCCATTGGCATCAGGGTACGGATATCCCCTTCCGGCCACGAAACAATCACCCATGGCGTTTGTGACCAGTCACACTGTGCGATATCCAACTGGCTCGGTTGCGTTGTCGCGTCGGGATGGCTGTGGACAATGGCAACAATTGAACCTTTGTCTTCGGCAGCAGAATAATCCTCTGGGTGAATACGGAACTGTTCAGTGGGTGACGGTGCGGTGTTGCGACAAGGAAGATAGCGCTGTCGGCGGTGTTGTTGAATAATCAGCCCGCAACATTCATTCGGGTAAGTGGCTTGAGCATGGGCCATGATGGCGCGGGCTGTGTATTTTCTCAGTATCGTCATGGTTACCGCCTCAGCAGTGCCGAGCCAGGAAAACCACCAAAGGGTAATTGTTTCATGTCACCAAAGCGTTTTTTACAATCGCTCATGAGTCCCCCGCAGGCATCAGCCGCCGGATCATCAGTCGGCTTACCTCTTTCAGTAAAATATCGGGTGCCGGTATAGCCACACGGTGATTGGCGGTACTGTCCGCGAATGCACCATGTACACAGGCTGTGAATTTGCCGGGTCGGGATTTTAATCCCCTGTAAATCGGCTGGGGAAGAGAGGGAAAACTGGACGCTTTCATTATCCTCCTGAGTTTTGCTGTCGATGTAGAAAACATCGATTTTTTCCTGTGTCGGATCGGCTTGCGGGTTTCCGTCGGGGAAATTGCGGGCATCCAGATAATGCGCAAAGGTCATGCGGATCGTGACACGCGCTTGCACCATGTTCTGATAAGCCAGACATAATGCACTGAGCGTGCCGTCCAGATTAGCCACATTGAGGGTAGGTGTTACCGCCCGCCCATCGCTGGTGACTTCCAGCCCTTCGATGCTGACGGGCCACGGTTTGTATTCGACACCTTGCCACCAGAGGGATTTCACCGGTAAATTCCCGGTACTTTCCAGCTCTGCGGCAGTATAGGGGATCGGGTGGTTGTGAAAATACAATACCGGCCCATCAAATGCTGAGCCATCGACCGCAAATAATAAGATCTTACTCCCCGGCTCAAGCCGCTGAAGTGTCGTATTGATGGTCATCATGAAATCTCTTACGGGTGGTAGATACGGGTGAAGGTCACGGAGAGCGTGAAATAAGCGCCATTGGCTTGAATAGTGAATTTTCCTGCCTGATACAATCCCAGCTCAGATAACGGATTACGCCATTTGAATGAGCGCCTGCCCTGATGCTCACGCAGAAAAACCATAATAGGCTGTATGTCAGACAGTGCTCCGACAAAAGACAACGGCCAGCTTTCGCGCTGCGCGTTGATCCCATCGCCTGACGTTTGTTTATAACCATCGCCAAACTGGACAGAACGTACAATCGGTTCAAACTCCCCGGCAGCCCCCACCCTTGCAGGGAAATCAAAAGTTTTTATCATCATCGGCCTCCTTTAATCGCAACACTGAGTTCACCCCCTTGATTTAAACTTTTATGTAGCAAAAATTTGAATCGCTGATCGACGAATTTCGCAATATCCTGCCCCGCTGACTCGGCTCCACGGGATGTTTTTGTGTCGTGAGTACCATCGGAATGGACCACAATATGGACGGTGTTATGAACCGTATTGAAGGTCTGGTTGCCCGTACTGCCAGTAGTCTGCACACCCAGCTTACCGTCAGTACCGCGTTTAAGTGGCAATATAGCTTCTGGTCCAGCTTCTCCCATCACCCCGCCCCCTTTGGCAAACTTAAACAAGGTTGGGCTGCTGACAACCTGCCCGCTGTACTGACTTAAATCCGCAGATTGATAAACACCGCCTTTCGCATTCATGATGGGACTCTTCCAGACATCCGGACCTATCGTTGTGCCAGAACCTACCGAAGACAGACCACCTCCCGCTGAGGACAATGCACTGGCTCCCATACTTCCCATCGCACCACCAAAGAAACCGGAGATTGCTTTGGTTATCAGTGCCTGCATTGCTATACGTACCAAGTCCTGAATGATGGATTGCGCCAGTGAGGCCGAGAGTTCCCGCATGGATTCTGAAAATGATTTTGTGCCCGTCAACATGCCTGTTAAGGCGTTACCCGTGCGTTGTTCGACCACATCCAACAGCTCCATCTGTATTTTCTGGAAATCCCCCTGTGATACGTATAAATCCTTTGCAGCAGCAAATTGTGCCTCTTTGGAGCGATTAGCAGCCGCTGTCATTAACTGCTCATAACGTTCTTTGTTGAGAAGTCCGTTCCGGTAGTAGGTGTCATAAAGTGCTGTTTGTTCTGTAAGCTGATTTTGCAGTTGCACAACGGGATCGACCTCGCCCATCATATCCAGACGCGGGGCGGAAATTTGCTTCGCCTGTTCAGCTAATTTATCCTTTACCGAGGTTTGATATAACGTTCTGCTGGCAGATAAATATTCCTGCTCACTGAGCAACCGTTCGATGTACAGGGCTTTCAGCTCTTCACTGGCTTCTTTTTCCTGTCGAATCAGCGCCTTCGCCGGCGCATATTTTTCTGCCAGTGCCAGCCGCTGTTTCTGGTGATTTTCGGCATTAAAGGCTGTTAAACGTTGAATTTCCTGTTGAGAAACTAAACCGGATTGACCCACTTCATCCAGCTTTCGCTGGACTTCCTGTTCACTCAGGATGATGCGCCCCAAACTTGTCGTGTGCACCGTTTCAAGATCAAGACGCAACTGACGATACTGGTTCAAAATTTGAGTGATTTTTCCTTTCTTATCATCACCGTTCCCTGTCCACGGATTACCCGTACTGCCGCCACCTTGATTATTAGATAGGGGTTTGGGTTTTTCACCGGCTTCTAGCGCTTTCAATGCAGCCTGAGATTCTTCAAGCTGCTTCTTATGAAATTCCATTTTTTTGAGCGCTTTTTCGTATTCCGCCTCTGCGTGTATCACTTCTTCTTGCGCTTTCTTTTTGTTTGCCCACAGACCGCCAAATCCAACACCGGAAACAATATTTTTCTTACCCTGCAAATCAAGCCATATTTTGGCGGTTTCCTTTTTTTGCACATTCAGTGCATCTCGGTATTTCAGAATCCTAGAGGACAGTTCAATCTTTGAAAGCTGCATCAACGCATTTTTTGTCTCGAGCACAGCATCCTTTAAATTAGTTGCACTTGCGCGAGCTTCTTGTGCCCGTTGATGGAAATAATAGAGAGCAGAACCTGCCAACATCGCGGCACCAAATGGCCCGCCAATCATGGCAAGTGCGCCACGGGCAAATCCCCCAGCGGCAGATAATGCCCGATAGGAATAAGAAAACCGACGATTTGCCGCTTCAAGTTGACTGGTTGCCTGTGTTTGCAATTTGAGGGCTTCGGTTTCTTGCCTGATCAGGGTTCTTTTTTCTTTCGAGTAATTGACGAAAAGACCGTGCAAACGATTTGTTCTTTCCAGATATTGAATATGCCTGCCCTGTGCTTCCGTTGATCGCAGCGTGGCATTGGCCTGTTCAATCGTTCGTTTTGCCGTTTCTGCCTGCTGTCTGGCAACATTACGAGCCGCTTTTTCGGTGGCTTTCCATGCCGTCATATTTTCACGCAAGCCCGCTGTCAGCTTCGTTGCCATTACAGGAATTAACGTATGCAATGCAATACTGGCAACCAGACTAAAATTTTCGGACAACGCATTAATCGCACTGGTGGCATTTTGCACCCCAGTACGCAATGGGCCGTCGGCGCTCTGTCCAATTTTAACCGCCATACCTTCAAACGCACGGGTCAGCACATCCAGATCAGCCCCGAGGTTATTGGCACGCGCACTGGCCTGTTCATAAGCGACCTGCGTTCCGGTCAGGGCTTGAGTCAACTGCTCCAGTTTTTCCCGCCCGGTGACTAAGTTAGACGCCGCGCTGACATTCGCCCGCCCGAATAATTTCACCGCCTGTGCGGTTGAAAGTTTTTTGCCCGTCAGGGTTTCCAGTGCCGACGATAGCCCTACGACCGAGGGTTTCAGATTCTTGTCTGCCGAACGCTCCAGCGCCAGTATCACGTTACGCATGGCAGTGCCTGCCTCGCCGCCTTTAATGCCGCGTTCCGCCAGTATCTGGATAGCTGCGCCTAACTCTTCAAAGCTGACCCCTGCCAGTGCCGCTGCGGTACCGCCATTTTTAATGGCCTGCGCCGTTTCGTTAATTTCGGACGCACCGTATTTCGCCCCCGCCGCCAGTACGTTAATAAAGCGGTCAGCCTGTTCTGCACTGGCACCGAACTGATTAAGCGATAACGCCAAGGCACGGGTCGCATCTGGTAAATCAATACCGGACGCCTGCGCCAGTATTACCGCTTTTTCGGTTGCCAGCGTCAGTGCCTCGGTACTTTTCAGCAGTTCTGGCTTTGCTGAGGCTATCAATTTAAATGCCTCGGCAATGCGGGTTACGCCGAATTCCGTGGTACGACCAATCCGTTGGGCATTTTCATCCAGTTTCTTTAACTGCTCGCCCGTTGCACCAGTAATGGCGGATAAGTCGGACAACGCCTGTCCGTATTGGCGGGTATGGGAAATAATGGTGCTCAGTGAAAAGCCCGTACCTGCCAGCATCATTAACTGACCGGAGACGGATTTGATTTGCGAGGCCAGCGAGCTGTAGCTCTTTTTCACCTTGTTGGCATCTGCCACCGATTTATCGCTAAAGCGTTGTGATCCCTGCCCGGCATAACGATAAGCATCCATGATCTGGGATTTAAACGAAGTGGCATTAACCAGCAAGCCGACCGTCAATGTCGATAAATTAGCCATAACTTAACCTAATAATTTCATGATAGCATCACACTGTGCCTGGACCGTATCACTGGGTGACGATACAGATACAGCAGGCGGACTGTCTGGCTGTTTGCGGTTTTTTAGTCGGTAATAGACCTGCCACTCGTTGAGCGTGGACGCAGGCAAAGACAGAATGCGATAGGGATCAATTTCGCCGAGCTGCTCAGCTAATGTGAAAGCAAAATGCAGCCACGGCGAGTGGGTTAGTTTTTTTCGGCGTCCTCCAGTGTGCCGATGGCGTGGCGCTTCACGGTCTGAATCGCTTCAATCAGGGTCGCGTTATCGTGGATGGCCATCAATTCTTCTGCGGTGGGCAGGTCATCAGTGGGAATGGATTGCCCCTTATCATCCACCAGACAATCCAACACCATCTGGATATTCAGGCGGGAGGCTTCGCGCCCGTCCCCGGCATCACTTAGCTTTTCCGCTTTTTCTTCCAGTTCCAGTAATTCCAGTGCCGTCATCCGGCGCAGGTTTATTTGCGTACCGAACAGTTCCACTGCTTTAATCTGCGGGCGCGGGGTGAGTAAGGCCGCTTTCAGCGCTTTCATTGGGTGACTCCTGTTTTCTTGTCAGTAATACCCCAGACGAGGTTATTTTGTTTGCCTTTGACCGTGATTTGGATCACTTCACTCGCCGGGGCGTTAATGTCGTTCATTTCCCAACCTGAAAGCGCCAGTACCATCATGGCGGTACGTTTATTCGGCAGGGCAATGTAAAACTGCACGGTTTCACGCTTTTCCGCCGCGTTCAGGAAGGAGACAAAATCGGGGTTCTCCGGATCATCGATAAAGCCAAGGGATTTTTCCGGACCTTCAGGCATATCGGAAATAAACTGTTTGTTGGTATCCATCAGGGTGGTGCAGTCGACAAAACTGCCGGTCAGCCCCGTGGCTCCCAATGCCTTACAGTTAATTAATGGACGCATGTCTTCTACGGTGTCGCCGGGCTTGCCAAACTTCACCACTGTACCAGCAGGCAATACGGCGTATTCTGGCGATGTTGCCATTATGTGTTCTCCTATTGACTGTACCCTGATAAGGCATCACGGATTTCCTGTGCAAGCACTTTAATCACAGCGGTTTTGTTGTAGTCCAGTGCCGGACGGATAAAGGGATTTGGCACCTGCTTAATCGTGCCCATCTCCTGCGCCAGTGCTTTCATGCGATGGGGTTTTGTCGGACCCACGGTGATCATCACCCCGCCTTTATATTTTTTCGATTTTGCCGAGTTAATGTGGATGGCATCCCGCATATGGGAACCCTCGCTTTTCCGGTTATAACCAGCATGCATTTCCATATCTTCTTTAACGATTTCCATGGCAACTTTTCCGGCTTTGCGCAGGATTTGGGTCTGGAGCTCACGGTCCAGCGCCTGCAATTTATGCCTCAACTCCACCCATCCCGTTGTTTTTGCGGTGATCATGTCAGATGCCCCGTGTAAATGATGATAAAGTCCCGTGTGATACGGTAGCGCTTGCGGTTTTCTGTCAATTCTTCTGCATTTTGGTACAGTGCACCGCGCGTCACCGCCTGTACCGGATAGTGACCGATAAAACCGTGTTGCACCGACTCCCATGTTGAGCAAATTTTACCTTCCAGCTTAAGGGCTTTTTTATAGTCATGTAGGATGAGACTGATTTGAAAGCGAGCCTCGATGAGTTGTGTGGCCGCCAGCCCAGAATTGAATTTCGCGTCACTGATACGCTGGTAGGTCACGCCCTCTAACACACTGGACGGCAGTATCAGCGGATAGACAGGCAGCCCGGTTAATCGCGTTAAATCGGCTTGAAGTTCAGGTTCTATCATGACGAATATCCGTCTCCGTGGTGATAACGGCACGGTCAGTACGATTGCGGTCGACGGCGCGAATGGTAAACAGCCGTCCCTGATGTTCAACCAACCAATCAGGTTCAATGTCTTTTCTTGGCCTGACGGTAAATTGTTGCACCTCGATCACCTGTTGCTGATCAGCCGTGCGGATTTTACGGTGGGATAGGGCTTCCGCCCGTGCCCAGGTTTCAGTGACATATGCCCACACAATGATTTCAGCACCCAGATCATCACGGTTTTTGACAGGACGGAACAGTTTAATGCGATAGCGAAGTGAGCCGGCTTTCATCGGCATTCTCCTATAGAGGAATAAAACGGTAAGGTTCCAGCAACGCTTTAAATCCGGAGGGTAAGGCCTGTGCCTCCCGGTTTTCATACCAGTAACCGACCACCAGCATAATTGCCAGTGCCACATCATCGGTCGCTAACAGGCCGTCCGGATCATCCTTTGGCACCGCGTTCTCATACAGGCGGCGGTTCAGGTAGCTTTCTGCCTGTTTGATGGCAGCACGAGAATACGTGTCTAATAAATCATCTTCGGTGTGATTATCACTGTCGATACGGCACTGCTGCCGAAGCAGATCAAGCGTGGGAAAAGACATGTCATCTCCTGCTAATACGGTGACTACGCCTTATCTTCTGCCACTTTCAGCAGTTTCACGGCGTTGCTGTCCACCAGCAGGGAGCCGACCCGTTTGGTGGTGTAGAAGTGGATAAACGGCTTGTGGGTGTACGGATCACGCAGCATACGCACCCCCAGCCTGTCCAAAATGGTGTAGCAACGTTTGAAGTTACCGAACACCATCGGCACGGCACCTGCGTCCAGATCGGCAAATTGCTCATTCTCTGCGATACCGTAGCCCAGCAAGGCGGAGGGTTGCCCCAGTTGCAAACCCGGCTGCCACAGATAGTTGCCCTGACTGTCTTTCAGAGTGCGTACCTGAAACAGCATGTTGTTGTTCATCATGAATTTCGCCCCGTTGCGGTATGGCTTGCGCAGGGTGTAAATCAGTTTCAGGATTTCGTCTGCCGTGACCTCGGTTGGCTTTTTCAGCAATAGGTGCTGCAACGTACCCCATTTACGATCCTTGTCGTCCTGTGCTTCACTGCCGTAGGCCAGTAAGCCTTTTGGCTTGTTCTTGCCGTCGCCGTGGGTAAAGGCGCTTTCTTCCTGCTCGGCAAATTCCTGTATCAGCTCAGACGAGATAAAGGCTTCCACATCGAAAAAGGCATCATCCAGCATGGTCTGAGTGGCTGCCGGATTACCGTAGATTTCACCCCAGATGGGTTCGATGGGTGCCAGCTTTGGCGTTTTAGTTTCCGGGCGTTCGTCGGTTTCACCAACCCAGCCACTGTTAGTGCCACCCTGATTGATCAGTCGCTTAAAATTAGGATTGCCAACGGACACCACATGACATTCAGTGCGCATCACCACCTCGTCTTTCAGGGCACTGATGATATTGCGATCCAGCTCTTCCGGCACGGCATAGCCCCCTTCAGGATCGGTCGTGGTCTGCATCGCTTTTTGTTCCAATTCTGCCAGTCCGTCTTCGCGGCCTTTGCGGATAAATTGAGCAAATGCGGTTTTATGCTCACTGACGTCCTTGCTATTGCTACCGCCTGCCGGACGTTTCAGCCCGGCCAGCTCTTCTTCCAGCGCTGATTTCAGGGTATCTAGCTCGCTGAGTTTGCCGTTCAAGGTTTCCACTTGTCCGGCTAATTTGCCTTTTTCCGCCTCAATCGCGTCAATGCGCTGGTCATTCTTCTGCCGGAACTCGTCGAAACGCTGCTGAATTTCCTGCGCGACCTGTTGTATGTCTTTGACTTCAATAGCCATAAAAAACTCCGGTTAGTTAAAATGTAATGATTTCAGTGCATTCAGGGCAGACGCTGCTTCCGCCTCACGCAGCAACAGGGTGCCATAGCCACCCGCCATAAAGGCTTTGGCCTGCGTTCGGGAGAGTCCAACATCGCACAGGACTCGTTCAATATGACTGGGATTGGGAATATCGCCCCGAGCAAAGGCCGATTTCACATTGCTCACCCGGGCATCATCGTTGGCGGGAAAGGTCACCAGACTTACTTCCCATAAATCGAGGTCTTTCAGTAAAAAAGCCGCTTTTGTCCGGTCATACTCCCCATCTTTCAGCACATAACCGATAGACAGGCCGGAGAGCGACCCTGCTTTCATATGGGCGTGTGCCCGTTTTGCCAGTGGGTCATCGTCAATGAGCAGATGCCCTTTGAGATACAGCCCAGTTTCGTCTTCTTTCATTTCGGTATAGATACCGATGGGTTCATCCATTCGGTGTTGCCAGAGCAAAGCAGGCAGACTGCCTTTTTCTTTCCATTGTTTCAGGGTATTGGCAAAGGCACCGGGTAAAACGATATCGTCGGTACTGTCTTTCAGGCCGAATACCGAGCCATACCCTTCAAACTCGCCGGAATCACTGACAGATTTAATGTTCAAAGGCATATCAAGCCGTTGTTTGGTTATCATCGGCATGGGATTCTTCCTCTTTTTTCGGGGCTTGTTTAGGTTTCGTGGTCATGTTCATCGGTGTGAGATAAATATCACCGCCCTCGCGGGGGTTGAGTTCTTCCAGCTCCCGGCATTCGTTCGGCGCGTAAATGCCCCAGTTAATGCCGGTGGCGTAGGATTCAAAACGGGATTTCATGTCACCACGCAGCAACGCGCCCGTGTTGAATTTGGCGTAGAACTGCCCCTGTTTGCTGTTTTTGACCAACCCCGCATTAATGCGCTGTTCAATCCGGGTGAGATAAGGTACCAAAGAGTAATTAATAAACCCGATCCCCAGATTTTCAATATTGTTAAAGGTGGCGCGGTCAGTGTTCTGCACCATATGCAGCGGCACCCGGAAGATGCGGCAGATTTCCTCAAGCTGAAACTTGCGGGTTTCCAGAAACTGCGCATCTTCGGCAGACAGGCTGATTTGATGCCATTTCAGTCCCATCTCCAGGATCATCGGCTTATGCGCGTTGACCAGTCCCTGATGACGGGCTTCAAAATCCGCCTTCAGCCGTTTATACGCCTCGTCTTTCAATGCCTGATCTGTTTGCAGTACGCCACTGGTGACTGCCCCGTTACCAAACAGCCGTGATCCATGTTCTTCGGTGGCCAGCCCCAGCCCGATCGCTTGCCGGGCGTAGGTGATGGGGCTTAATCCAGTCAGTCCATCCAGCGTGAAGATGCGGACATGCCAGATCTCGTCTTGCGTCAATGTTTCATTATTCCCGTTCGGGAACGTCACCTGATATTCTGGCTGCCAGTCACGATTCAGTTTGGGAACGACAGCACCTGAATCGAGCGGCAGTAATTCCACCACTTCCCCCAGTGCTTTGACTTTGTAAGCGTAGAAATTCCCCCGCAGGCACAGGCAGGCAATCAGCAACTCCCAGAACTCCTGCGGCGTCATGTAATTATTGGGTTTGACCGACAACAGCTTATGTAACCGCTCGTTAACGGCGCGTCGGTTGCCGCGTTCTAATGGCTCATACAGCGAACAAGGCAGCATGCCAACGGATTCCGCCAGTACCCGTACGCAACTAAACACAGCGGTGAGCTGCATGGCTAACTGCGGGCTGACCCGCCGCCCGCTGTAGGTGTCATAAGACAAGCCAATCAGTTCACTTAAATTACGGGAGATCAGGGGTTCGGCGGATTTACGAAATAATCCGGGAAAAAACATCAAACCTCCTTATCGGGTTTCTGGCTCAACATGCGTGAAACCAAATACGACCAGCCAAGGCACAGCACACCCGACGCCATAAATCCGGCAGCCGGCAACAGCAACCATGCGCCGTAAGACAGCAAAACGCCGCCCGCCAGCCCGATTAACAGGGCAGCAATCATTAATTCTTTCATGAAAAAACCTCAGAGTGAGCGAACACCGTGGGAGATCAAATGATCTGAAAGACTGGAGACTTCGTGCAAAATAGCCCGCCCCATCGCCATTATCAGCGCCACCGCGCCATCAATTTTGCTGTCTTTATGCTCTTTGATGGGGCGCACAATGTCATCATTACCAGTCAGCGTTTTCCCGACGACATTGCCGATACACCAGGACATAATCGGATGACCGTCATGATGGAAACGCCCGGACTGGATAGCGGCTTCCAGCTCTTTCATCGGGTCACTCATATGAGTGAAATTCTGGGTAATAATGATGGGATTAATTCCCTCGTCCGCCAGTGAATGTGATAAACCGGTTGCTCCAAAGGGATCAATCGGAGCCTCATTGACAGGGTTCTGGTGACAGGCCAGTTTGGCTTCTTCGAGAATGTAGCGGTAATCCACTTCGGCCCCCTCCGTGACAGTCAGCAACCCCATCTCTGCCCATTTCTGAAAACGTTCGGCACTGCGGCGGTTCTCATTCTGCTCCACACTGTAGACAGTGTCATACGGCACCCAGAAACACGGCGCGATACTGTAGAAATGGCGTTTACCGTCAATTTCACGCACAAAGAGCCGAGCCATGCTGTTCATGTCCAGCTTGCGAGCGAGATCAAAGGCCAGAAAACAGGGCTGGCCCTCGAATTGAGCCAGCGTTAGTGAGGTGTCTTCACATTGTTTCCAGTTCACCATATTGAAGTAAGCCTCCCGCGCAGACACCCAGATATTGAGGTGCTTGGTTTTAAAGACACTGGCTAAACGCGGGTTATTCAGGGCGCGTTGTTGCTGACTCAGCAAAAAATCAGCATAGACCGATACCCCCATATTGGGATTGGCTTTGCGTAACACCTCCGGAGAGGTCCAGTCATCTCCCTCATCCACCGTGTAGATCACCCCGAACAGTTCCTCGTTGGGCACATTGCCGGACAGCATTTCCATCACTTCGCGCCGCTTGTCATAACAGGGACCTTCAATGTTGTAACCTGCCGTGGTGATCCCCCACATCAGTGGCTGACGCCGTGCTCCCATGCCCGTGAGCATGGTGGTATACAGGTCATCGGTATCATGTTCATGGTATTCATCAACAATGGCGCAACTGGGGGACTGCCCGTCACCGGGATTGCCAATCAGCGGCTCAAACCTCGCCCCGTCTGCCGGGCGGTTCATATTGGCGGCATTCACTTCAATGCCGAACGCCTCAAGTAGCATCGGGGTACGCTTACACATCAATCGTGCTGGCCGGAACACTTCCCACGCCTGTTTCTCGGTCGTGGCACCGGAATACACTTCCGCGCCAAATTCGTCATCACAGGTAAAGCAATAGAGTGCCACGCCCGCCGAAATTGCGGACTTGCCATTTTTACGGGGAATTTCGGTATATACTTCCCGAAATCGGCGTAGCCGGCTGCCTTTATGCACCCAGCCAAAGACCGAGCAGACAATAAACAATTGCCACGACTCCAACGTGATCGGCATCCGTTTGAATGCCCATTCCCCTTTGGTATGTGGCAGTAACTGGATAAATTTCGCGGCGCGTTCTGCCAGCTCCTTATCGAACCGGTATTTGAACTGCCGATTCTTTTCCTGATGCAGATTATCCAGATGCCGCTGACAGGCTTCCCTGACATAGCGACCGACTTCAATTTTGCCGCGCACGACATCACGGGCGTACTGGTTCGCCGCATTGACATTTGAATAGGATTTACGGCTCATGATGAAATCATCCTTATAAACGGATTGTCCGTTTTGGCCTGACCTGCCGCCCCAATCAGGCGCTGGCGGCTGCTCGGATCTAAGCCCAACATGGCACCGGTGGTATCCATTTCAGATTGTTGCTCTTTTTTGGCGGTCAGCTCCGGGTTTTTAATCGGCCCACCGGTTGCGCCTGTTACTGTATTGCCTTGTCGAGCGATATTTATCACAGCATTGCGCCAGAATTGATAAGCTACACACCAGCGTTCAAGCACCACGAGATCCGTGACACAGAGTAACCCTTGGGCGCATAACTCTTTGCTGGTCAGCTCCCACATCACCACGGCCAGCGACATTTCATTGTCGGCAAACCAATTTGGCGGTGATACGCTCGTCAATGATGTAAAGCTAGGTTCCTCCCGATTCAGTTTGCGCTTGCCCGGATTGCCCGCCAATGCTTTGCGTGCCGTCGGTTTTGGGCGACGACCTGATTTCCCCGCCGTTCCCGCCATACGCAGCACCTCCCGGGCTTAAAAACAGTGAAAGATGAGTGAAAAGTACCCGATTTAAATTTCATTTTTCGCGGGTATAAAAAAAGACCCAAGGTGGCGGTCCCTTGGGTCGAGAGTGGCAGGAATTTGACCCGCCCCTCCCCCTTGTAAACTATGGCATTCGAAATGATTACGCTGGAAATTAATATTCACTCAGCCTTCAGCGTGATCGCTCTGTGGCAGTCTTCTGTCGATGGCAGGCTTCACACAGTAGTTGTAGATTGCTTAACACATCGGTGCCGCCATGCGCTTTGAGTTGGATATGGTCAACCGTCGTGCCTGTGACTGCTCGTCCCTGTCGTAAGCAGTGCTGGCACAAATGATTATCCCGTTGTTTTACTGCAATTTTTAACTTATCCCACTGACTGCCATAACCACGAGCATGTCGGCTTTTGCCCTGCTGGTGACGTTGCCAGCCTGTGTGAAGATGGTCAGTACAGTAGCCGCTGCGGTCGATGGTAGTCTTGGGGCAGCCTTGCTTGCGACAGGCTCGGGGAATACGGGGTAGCATGTTCAGCCCTCGATATAGCAAAAAACCACCCGAAAGTGGCAGATTATCAAGCTCTCAGTAAGTCTTTATAGTTTTGCGGAAATGGAACTCCTGGCTCTTTTTTGAGTCTCCCTATTTTATTTACAATTTCCTCTTTTTCCTTTTCGGTGGCTGTCTTATAGAAGTCTTTAGCTGTAACTGGCACAACTCTTTTAGCTTCATGCCATGGTCTGTGGTAAGGCTCCTCTAGACCCTATAGCATATAAAAATTGTGTAGCTCAGTGCATAGCGCAAACTGGAAACATATCAATCTGTTTATAATAAATCGAAAGATAGGACGGTAGCATTCCCACCGTCCTTTCATCACTCACCTACACTGTGTCCTAACATACTCCTGCAGCCTTGAAATGTTTGAATTGGTGAGGAGTGAGCGGTTTATTTAGTCAAATTGAACATCAAAAGGTTTATTATCTCTAGCTAACTCTAATAACCTTAATGCTTCTCTTGAATATTTACGAGTAAAGCTTGATTTGCCTGTTCTTACCTTTTGATGATATATGTTATCTGTTTCCTTTATATCTTTCCCTGTAGCTTCTTTGATTTTTTGTATTAATTGATTTACGTAATTCCAATTACGATATCCAAGGGACTCTGCTAAAGACGTCATTGTAAAACAATAATTAGCATTAAATAAATCTAACGAATCACCATCGGTAATTCCATAAACTCTTTCTAATTTACCATCATCTAAGGCTAACTCAGTCAACCTAGTATAATCAATAGAAACTGTATTCATGGGTATGTCAGAGTTAATCAGCTTATAGTTTCTTGCTAATAATGCTCTCAATACCTTAGGATTAACATTATCCATTGCTGGATGAGCAGCAAAGGCTTCAAACACCCATTTAAAATCATTAGATACTATTCTTTTTATTCTTACATGCTTATTATTATCAATATTAATCATCGCTTCTCTGGCAGGATAAGAGTTTTCATCTATTTCTTTATCTCTATTTAGTATATAGATGTTAGGAATCAACTCCCCCTCTTCCGATAGGATTTCATCTATATCAGACAAAATTCCTTTTATATTTTCATCCTCAATACTATAACCAATAAATATTAAAGGATGTTCAGCAAAAAAAGTTAATAATTTAGCACTAAGGTATTTTTTCTTACTCAAAAAATCATCGTAATCATTTCTATTGATAACAATTGATGCTGGCTCATTACAAGAGCCATGTATTTTAAATATTTCTCCAGTGCTACTATTAACTAACCTTATGATTTTTTGTCCAACTATAATTTCATGGTCAGGAAAAATTCCATCAATTATATTGTCGTAATTAGTTGTTACAATGGAGTGTGGATGAATGGATTTTAATGATTTTATTTCATCAGCAAACTCATTTTCATCAATTATTTCCAGACGATTAAAAAAATCGGCTATTTTATACTTCAGGTATATATCTCCATCATAACGTTCACTGAATAATTCTTCAGGAAAATTAGACTTCCCTTCCGCCCAAGCCCAATCCCTATAAGCATCTGACAAGATAGTTCCAATGTCTATTAGTGACTCATTTTTTTGTGTGTAATACGCGAATGGACGCTTAATTTCTGGACATTGCTCCATTAAATTTTTAAGCAAACTCTCCCAATCTGGTCCGTTCGCGTACCTTCTTGTCAGGCCTGAACCAATAAATAGAATTGGCTGACACTCAAGACTTTCTAGGCATGCTTGAATATCATCCGTTACATCTAATTGATATTGCTTATAATCTCTGTTCATAGGATTTATCATTGATAACGAATACATAAGATAATCCTCTCTATAAATATTTAGCCTGTCTATTAAGATTAGCAATTTTTGCTAGGTATCACACAGAGTTATCCGCTCTTCTTAATCTCTATACCTCAAAATTGGCATTCGGCCATACTCCACTCCCTTAGTCCGAGGAATTGGGCTTCGAGGGTTTCTAGTTCTCCGAGGAGATGTACATAATCCTGTTCAGCGTCTTTCGCCAGTTTGGCGGGTCTTGAACCACCCACGCTGGAGGTGGTAGTGGTTTTAAGCACTGGACAGTTGGCTTTGACGTACACGCGCTGAGTATTGGCACGAAGATCATTACTAAGCTGATTAATCTTAGATTTGGCATTGGCGAGTTCCTGAGTGTATTTGCTATCCAATTCATGCAGCATTTCAATATGTGTGTTCTGGTAGTTAATGGTATCGTTCAGTTGCTGGATTTCTGTTATCTGGCCGTTATTGATGCCAAGCTGTTTCTTATATCCAGAGCGGTATAAGAAGGCTGCTGCTGAGGCAATCATCAACGCAATAACCGTACCCTTGGTGAAATTGAGCTTCATGATAAAAACATCTGGCGTTCAGATGCCCTGCGATTATCCAGCCCACGCAATACCTTGCCTGCTGCTTTATTCCACCGAGGAAACTCTGCCGCTGCGCCTTTATAATCACCTTGATTAAGCTTCTTCAATAGCGTGGAGCCAGAAAAGTTACCACTGCCACAGTTGAATATAAACGAGCACAAAGCATCGAACTGGCCTTGACTCAAAGGGACTTTAACCCTTTGTATTAATGTGGTGTAAATAGATTGGAGATCATCCCGTAAGAATGCTTCAGCCTGTGGTTCTGTAATCACATCACCTTTTTTAACCCCTTGGGTATGACCGTAACCAATTGTCCACGGGATACCATCGGTTGCCGGATCGGGGTAGGCTTGCAGCTTCAGACCTTCATACTGTTTGATGCACTCAAGACCTTTATCGCTGATTTCCATCAGAAGATGCTCCCGTTTTTTTCTCTGCCACTTTACGTAATAATTGACCGATAAAGTCCGTCCCCAAGTAACCCATCATCACACTGCCGATATAGGCTAAGTCAGGATTCAGACCAAACAGATTTAAGACATCACGAATGAACCAAGCGAACATGGCACACATAAAGGCATCGATAGAGATTTTTAGCCAACCTCCACCGTTATAGCGACCGCGAAGGAAAGCCATTGTCCCGGCGAGTACCGCCCCGATGCCTTGTTCTTTTATCGATATGAGCCAGTCACCAAGGTGTGCCCAGATATCAGGATTTTCTTTCATCTTCATATTTCCACCCCATCAGAACAATGGGTGTCCATGGGGTGAGTGATATCAACTCCGGTGAATTAACTAATAGGTAATTGCCTGATGTAGCTCAAGCAGGCTATTCTGTGCAACAAAAACATTTTTTTGAGGGAAAGGCTGTACCGAAGTACAGCCTTAAACTAACGACTAAGAATAAACTACACCAGGAACTTTATCTTCGAAGATAAATTCAATCTCTAACGTTTCGCCAATATGTTTTTTAAACAGAGCTCCAATTTCATCGAGGGAGTAATTATTGCTTACCGGATAAGATAAGGTACCTTTTCTGCTTACGTGACCATTAAAAATTTTGATTTCTTTGCCTAAGCACCGAACTACCAGAATTTTGTTCCCAAATTCTTGTCTAACTGTCTCATTACTCTCTTTATCGACATCTAACTCAACAGACTGAATATTCCCCCAATGTCTACTTTCATGACTGGAATAAAAGCCTGCAAGATTCTTTATTGGTGTATTATTACTAATTTCTTCCCAAGCACCAAAATTAAGTCCATCAATAATCTGAGCATAGCCAAACAAGTTATCAGGATACAACCTCTCTTCAGCTACGCCTGTACCAATTGTTATTTTCCCTTTTAATCGAAATGTTGAATCTGACTTTACTTCTGGCTCCAGTTCTGGTTTCAAATCAGGTGTTGGCTCTGGTTTTACTTCTGGCTCAGATTCTGGTTTCGAATCAGGGGTTGGTTCTGGCTTTACTTCTGGTTCCGGGTCTGGTTTCGAATCAGGTGTTGGTTTCACCTTCTCTTCAAAAAACTGCCAATCACAAGCCATCATATCTTCCTGCGTTGGCTGCCACGGCACAAAGTTACCGTGTTCATTGCGCATATCGATATGCGTCAAATAATCATATTTAGTCCCAACTGCAACACCACCAACTGCATAAGCACTATCTTTCTCCACAGTTAAATCATTTACACGTGGAGTGATAACCAGATACATCTCATTATTCCCTTGGCAATTAACCCAAACAGAACGAGTAACACGCTTGCGTAGTTTTAATTGAATCAAAGCCCAAGAAAAAGAACCCATCGGTGCAATAAAACAATCACACTGATATTGTTTTGGATCAAATGGGCATTCATGTTCAGGCTTAATAAATTCAGACATACTATTTCCTTATATTTATAAATAATAGGAAGACAAATTTAATATTTAACTTCCATTCTATGTTAAACATCCTGAATATATTAAACAATTATAATGATTTAATATATCGATTCGCCTTGTGTGGTCATATCTACAATTCACTGAAATCAATTTCATTTATTTGTGAATATTTTGATTTCCTGCTCAGTCCGCTTAAACCGTTCCTCTTCCAGTTCAACACCCAGCACACGACGATTGAGTTTCAACGCGGCTTTCAGTGTTGCCCCGGAACCCATAAAGAAATCCGCCACCAGATCCCCTTCCCGGCTGCTGGACTGGATAATATGCGCCATCAGGTCTGCTGGTTTTTCGCACGGATGTTTGCCCGGATAATATTGCACGGGCGCAAAATGCCAGACATCAGTATAAGGCACGGCAGCTGTCACTGAGAACGAACGGCGCATCAAACCATATTCCTGCCGCAATTCATCATACTGACGCGACAGGGTTAAATGAGAATCCACCAGATCAGAATACGGGGTGCTCAGTTCACCACGCTGGTGCTTTTCTTTGGCGATACGGTCAAACAGCACCTGCAACTTTTGGTAATCAGTTTCATTGGGTAACTGCCACTGGCTATCGCTGAACCAGTGACTGGCCATCTGCTTCCCAGTGGCGGCGTGAATGTCTTTTGCCGTGACACCTAACGTTTTTCGGGCATCACGAAAATAATCGACCAATGGTTTAAATACTAACTGTTTCAGGTCCTGACATTGTTTGAAATAGCCATCACCTTTCGAGTGATAAGGTCCCTGGTAATGTTCGGCAAAAATGATGCGTTCGGTGGCTGGAAAATACATTCGCAGGCTTTCTTTGTTTTGTCTGCGCCACGGGCCGGACGGTTTCGCCCAGATAATATGGTTCAGCACGTTAAACCGTTCCCGCACCAGCAGCTCCGTATCAGAGGCCAGACGTGAACCACAAAACATATACAGGCTGCCGTTCGGTTTCAGTACCCGCCAAAACTCGGCAAGCAGTTCATCCAGCCACGCAAGATATGCCGTGACGTCTGCCCACTGGTTATCCCAGCTGCAGTCTTTCACGCGAAAGTACGGCGGGTCAGTGGCAATTAAGTCGATACAGTTATCCGGCAGGGTTTTGATAAATTTCAGCGAGTCGTCGTTAATTAATGTGACAGGGCTTAAAGGCACAGTAGTTTTCCCTAAATCAATGCTGGCGGATTTTCAGGAAAGCCACGGTGAAAAGCGTTAACCTTTCACCGTGTAAGACATCATCCTATCAAGGGTTACGCTTGAAAAACATGTCATCGTCCCGGCTTTCCATCAAACCCGCCAGACGAAATTGTGTTAACAATAATTGGCAGCGGGGTTCAGGTAGCCCCGTCAGGGTAGAAACATCGGAAACCGAGACCCAATCATGCGGGGGAATGGTCTCTAAAACGCAGGCGGCGGATGTTGTCATATCTTCATGTTTTAGCATGATAAATGTAACCTCTTGGTGAGTTTTCGTGCATAAACACACATGTAACTCTGACCCATGACAACAGCAAGTCTTATGTTTATTTCAGGCATAAAAAAACCCCGCATTAGCGAGGTCTGATAAATCGGTATATTCAGTGACATTACAATCACGTTATCACAATATACCGACTTTTGTAATTACGCAACCGCTCTAACCAATTCTTTTCGCACACCTTTATTTATTTCCAACGTCACCCCAGAGACCGCCAGAACGCCTTCGATAAACCCTTCCGCTACCTGTACCCGTTTGGTCACTTCGTTATGGGAAATCCCTAACGGGTCACTCATCGACCGCAATGCGATCCCTTTAATATAGTGCAGCACAATAAGCTGGAATAAATAAGGATCATGTTGTTTCAATCGCAACACAGCCGCATCTAGCGCCATGCCGTCATCATCACAACACGGGGAACGCATTCTCCGGTTACGGGGCAGCAATCTCTTAAATCCGGCAGCCACGGAGGGCCAGTCTACCGGGCTTTTGCCCTCACAGACCCATGCGCCCCATTGGTTCAGGATCATTCGCATATCACGCATTGGTGTCCTCGCTTATCCACATTCATTTTCTGTAACATTCTGCCTCTTCCACACTTCGTCATACTCAGACACCGGCATATTAGCGATATAGTGATAGGGTTCAGCCTGTTCCTGGTGTAAAAACTGATGGGATTTTTTGTCCAGATAAAGCCCAATACCGCCCTCCCAGCCATTGCCGTTCCGTTGTTTTTCAATCAGTATCATGGCGGCCGGACCGGCCAGTTTTTCCCGCTCCTTATCCGTTAACATTGCCCCGGTTTCCTGCTTTTGCAGTACACGTTCACGAGCTTTATTACGCCAGATAATCATCAGGTTGTCTGTCAAGTCGGTAATCGCCCCAGTGCCTTTGACATCCATCTTCCCCGTCGGTCTCTCTTCACTGTCACCTTTCCGGCTGTGTGTCACCAAAATCACATGGCTGCGGGTTCTGTTTTTGAAGTCACACAAAGCATCCACAAAGGCTTTCTGTCCATTGTAATCATCTTCCCCGATACCACATTTCATCAGGCTGTCGATAACAAACAGCTGGATACCATAACGACGCTGCGCATAGTTAAAGATATCAATCACTCTCGCGGCTTTTGCCGTTCCCGTCAGGCCAAATACCCACAGCCGATCATCGTAAAATTGAAATGCCGAGTCGATTTCTATCACAGGTGGTCTTTCTGAGCAGGCCGCCTGCTGGGTCAGGCGCTTAAGCAACTGCCCCGGTTTCAGCTCGAAAGAAGCCACACAAGCGCGTATTCCCTGCCCCATCGCTTCACACAGCAAATGCCCGACCATTTCACTTTTCCCATGTCCGTTCACACCATTAAGCACCGTGAGTTCTGACTCGCGAAAACTGAAATGAGGGTTCAACATGTCCCACGGTGTTTTAAACAGACAATGTTCCTGACCGTAGAAAGCATCAATCGTGTCCTGATAAAACTCTCTCGCACTGCACAACTCTTCCGGATCAAAAAAGATCGCCGTTTCAAGACAACGCACCACGTCATCCTGTGTCATACCCGCCTGTAAGCACGCGTTGATATCCTTGTACGGTAACCTGACTAGCCGACAGCGATATTCGCCCAATCGGTTGGCAATCTCTTTTGCGGCTTCCCGTCCCACGTCGTCGTTGTCCATTGAGATCCAAATTTCCTCAAAGCGATCAAGGTTGTGGTATTCAAACTCAATCCACTGCTGCTTGGCGCCCTTACCGCCCCCGAACGGCACAGAAAGGGCCGGCAAACCGTACTGGTGATAACTCATGCAGTCGATCTCCCCTTCACACAAAATAACTAGCCGGACGTGATTCGGTATCGCCTGCCAGCCAAACAGACAGGGTTCACACTGAGATTCAGCCATAATGACTTTCTTGCCATTGGGACGCTCAGTGCTGATGCGCTTGACTTGCAACAACTCCCCGTTTCGTTTGTAAGGAAACGCAATAGCAGGTAATTCTCTGTTTTCAGCATGAAACCAGACACAGGCATCACCTATCTCAAACGCTTCCGCCGTCTGGCGGGTGATCCCCCGGCTTTCCAGATAGGCATAGCACACGTTGGGTTTAAAGACATGTTTCGTCAGCCTGTTGCGATCTGGCCGGACAAAGTTTTTTTTCTGCTTCGCGACGAAGTGGTGATCGTCATCCGCAATCCCCAGAAACTGTTTTGCCTCAGCCATGGCTTGATGCAGACTACAGTCACGCACCTGCACCCATAAATCCAGCAGATCACCACCGGTTCCTTCTGCAAAGTCAGACCAGACTTTCTTGCCGGACAGATTAATTTTCAGGCTTTTTCCCGCTTCGCCATTGACCGATCCCACTACCCACTCATGCCCTTCCCTACGCCCGTCGGGCAGCAGGTATTTTGTTACCCGCGCTACGCTACCCCAGAGTTTTTCCGATAGTTCTTTTGGTGTCATGGTGCTTTTCCCTTTAACTTGCTAAATCCATAGCGAATCGCCAGCCTGTTATCAACATCATCGTTCGATGTAGTAATAGTTCCCATATTTCTGAATGGGAGAATGATCCGGGCTCTGATTTTGTTGTGGCTCCCGCTGATACGTTTTCGCGTTACGCAACCAATTGTTCAATGCCCGTCCCCAATCCACAAACTGACTGCCTTTGCTGGCATGATGGTCAGCAAATTTTAAAAATTCTTCCCGCAGGTTCACGCCCAGTTCATTAGCCAGTGCCTGATGCTGTGCTGTTGGGAGAAAAATGTTTGGCAAGGAGTGTTTGTTTTCCGTTTTTTGTGACGATTTCTCGCAGACGTCTATAACAGGTTCCTTGACTGGTTCAAAAGAGTGACTGGTTCTGGTGCCATCTGGCGGCATAGGGGGTATATCACCTGACGGCACAGGGGTGCCAACAGGTGGCATAGGTATGTTTTCTGGCGGCACAGGGGGTATGCTTTTTGGTGGCACAGGGGCAGCCGATAAATTCAGGTAATAGACATTCGAGGCATTTCCCTTACCGTTATGGTTACCCAGCCGGTTTTCCTTGATAAGCAGCCCCATCTCAATCAGGGCATCAATGTGACTTCTCACCGCACTCTTACTACATTCGCAATGATCTGCAATGTGTCGGTATGAAGGCCAGCACTCGCCTTTGTCGTTTGCATTATCCGCTAATTTTATAAGCACCAGTTTTCTCAGGGGGTTTCCTACCCTGATACTCATTGCCTTCGCCATCAGACTCATACTCATGCCGTTTCCCCCTTACAGTACGCTAAACAACATCCACATGTTCATATCGGACTCATCCAAAACGCCATGCATAATCCACCACCGACGGGAACTTATTCATGGGCTTTGACTTCAGGCGTTGGAAAAACTTTAGGCAGATCAGGACGCAGTTCATGAGCCAAGACTTCCCCGTTCGAAAAAACTACGATATCAGGCACCAACGACACCGAAACCCGTTTTTTTCCGTATAACCATGCGCTGATGAGAGATTGTCTGCACCCAAGAACCTGAGCCAGCTTTGTTTGACTACCTGCAATTTTTATAACTTTTTGTATCACGCTGTTTTTCATTAATGCCTTCTCCAACACTACAGCAATAATCTTATCACTATAGATCAATGTAAATCACTATTGGTGTATTTGTAAAGGTATCACTTTAGAGATAGAATGAGAAACAGATGTTCCAAGACAGGAGTGCTTGGGCTATATCATGTATTTCACGTAAATGCGGGAATAACAATCACGGTTCGCCGGTGTCTTTACCTAAGCTCACAGATTCCCCGTAAGTACGGGGATAACTGAAATCTGGATGCTGCCGTTGCGGGTATAAGCACAGGTTCCCCGTAAGTACGGGGATAACTCACAGACAGTTAGAAGCCAATAATCCTTTTTAAATAGTTTCCTCATCGGTACAGAGATTGAACTGAAGAGATAAATTGATTTGTTCTCTGTAAATACGAAGGTAAACCACTCATGAGGCACTTATGACTCTTGCTGATAGATTGAAAGAAGCCATGGCAGATAAAGGGCTTACCCAATCCGCTCTTGCAGAAAAAGCCGGCATGGCTCAATCCATGATATGGAAATTACTCTCAGGAAAAGCAGCCAAAACAGGTAAGCTCGTTGATTTGGCAAAGGCGCTTGGCGTACGCCCGGAATGGCTCAGTGATGGCAGCGGTAGTAAATATCAAACGGGTGAGGCTGATTTTGCTGTCATGCATGACAACCGTTATGTACCTATAAAAATTTATGAGGAAGAACAAGAAACCCATGAATCATTCATGGTTCCTGCCCTTTCTGAACTGCAAACCCATTTTGATTCATGCCGGGCTTATCGTATCACCCAGAATACAGGCTGCGCTGAAGCGCCGGAAGGGACTTTAATCATTGTTGATAAAGATGAAGAAACTGCCAATGATGATTTAGTCTATGCGCGTATAGGCGATCATTATTCGGTTTATCGTTATAAGCAAGGTGGCTCAGTCAGCTTTTTGTCTGTTGACGACACGCGCATACCCTTGATAACCCTTTCACCTGGCATTGACATAATTGGTGTTATTGTTTATTTATTTCGTGACATGAAACGGAGACGATAATTCTCTCATTCCATATCAACCTTTCACGCATAACCTCCCGGTTTCACTCGAAATACGCCCAAATCTTTCCTCCCTTTACGCCAAGACACTGTTTTTTAACACAGCGTCTTGGGTGTTACTTGACTCATTGCAATTATCAATTCATGAAACAATTTCAATCCTATAAAATTATTTAATATCAATGAGATAATTAAATAAAACCAATTTTTATCACTATAGGTATGGATTTAACAGAACTTAGGTGATAATGTTAGTCTCATCAAAGTGATAGGAATAATCACCAAAAGATTAATAGCGAGGATTTATGAGTACCTTTATTTCTGGCACTACCGAGAAACCGACTACAAAACAAAAAAACGCCATAAGCATTAAATATATTATTGCAAATATCGCACAAGCAGACGTTTTGCACTCAGGAACAACACAGATCCCCTTTTTGGCAGACCCGCGTTTGAATTCATATAATAAGTACAAACACCGGAATAACTGCATGGATACAAAAAATAAAAAGGAATTCAAATATCATATACTGACGACCTATCTGGCCAGCCAAAAACAGACAAAGCCGGCTCCTTGCTATAAATTAGAAACTATCATCGATTACGGTTATGCGCTCTATAAGCGGAGAGGACGGTATATGTATTTAATTGATATCATCCCTATTATTAAAACAAAAAATAAAACACCATTGGCAATAAAAAACCGTTACACAACAAACCAATAAAATAAAAAATATAATTTTTATAAGTATAGAAACTTAATTACAGTGACTGCACTGGGGAATATTTCGATATAAATTTAGACCGGTTACACATAAGAAGAGAATATGAAATATATATTATATGAGAACTACAAAGCTGGAATAATTTTTCATACTGATATGATGAACGAGAACCTGATGTGGTGATCTACAACTAAAGATTAAAAAAACTCAAATGGTATTCCTCAGCACTGGACCGGAATACATCATTTTTGTGTGACGGATGTGAAGGTAACCACTGAAAAAGTTGTCAGGGTGGCTTTGGCAAGCAATTATCAGAAAGGAAGTAGTAAGTCATGGCAACGAGATACATTAGTCTTAAAGAAATGTGCAAATTGGTAGGGAAGAGCCATCCTACTTTGTGGCGGATGTGGGCAAAGAGAAACGAATTTCCAAAACCATCAAAGACAGAAAGCGGAATTTTTTTGGGCTGGCCTGAAGAAGTTTATGAAAAGTGGGTTAAAGAGAAAAATCCTTAAGACACCCATTAGAACACCTGCACTTCCTGCAGTATCTAGAAAAAATTGATAAGTTATTGATTTTAATGGTACGCCCTACAGGATTCGAACCTGTGACCTACGGCTTAGAAGAAAGTAGGTTGTTAAATATCATATTGAAATATAAAGATTTACCTTTGCTCGCATCGTATTTTGTGTCGTTAATTGTCTAATAATGATTTTGGTTGTTGTTCATGTGTCGTTAGTAGAGACACAAAAACGACACAGTACCTTGTGCATTAGATGTGTATGCTTTGCCCTTGTTCCACCAGCTTACTCCCCAATCTTCTCCCTCACATTCCACACCGAATCCTCCGGCATCTGCACACGGACATCCAGACGGCATCCTTCGGGAATGTCACAGGGTTCACCGTCGGCATAATAGACCCGCTCATCCCCCACGAAGGTTTTTATCTGCCAGTTCTGAAAACGTTCTGGTAAGTGGCTGTGCTGACGGTGGAAGACCTCTATCGTGATGCTGCCGTCTTTTTCCACCCGGTCATCAAGGTAAATCAGTTCGAGGCCGTTGTTGTTCTTCGGTGAGGAGATACCGCCGTGTACACCCCATGCTTTATCTGAATTATAGCCGAGGATATTCTCTATCTGATAATGGCCCGGGCCCAGTTTGGTGACCGTGGCCCCTTCCGATTCGTCGTTGGTGGTAAAGGTGCCGTCGGGGTGGATTTGGATGATGGGGGAGGAGGCTCTGAGAAAACCGTTGCTGTCTTTGGTGGTGTTGCCTGTATTATAAAAAGATATCCACTTAGTCCACTGACCACCAGATCGAAAACGAGTTGCCATCCTATTACCTTCAATTTGCAGCTGAGCTATTCGCCCGGTGTTGTCACTACCCCCGTTTCGCGTCATAACCATAATAGGGGCATAATCAGCCCAATAATTATCGGCACCATAGCCACCTGCACCATACCAGCCAGTTGTAACCAGATTATTCGCATCGGCAACACTCTGTGCTTGTGGATATGCAATTGGATTTGTCCCTACACCATAATCACCCAGTTTTAGAGCATCCGCTAAACCAAGGTTTTTCACAAACTCCTGTTTATTGGGAATATCTGCGCCGTTCTGGGATTTCGTTAATTTCCCCTCAACTGACTGATTTAAATCATTCATCGCGGCATACAGCGCCTTAATCGACTGCAACGCCACCGTCTGACCGTTCGGCAGTGTCACGTTGATCACGCCATTCTGCGACATCCATTTATCCATGTTCTGGAGGAACTGGACGATATAGCTGTTAATTGCCACCATATGCCGCGCCGCATCCGAGACGGTATCGGGAACGGTCGTTTGTATCTGGTAGGTCACATTATTCAGGGTGACGGGGACCTTATCGGCCAAAACCAATTCCGTATCAGAGTTCACCGCCTGAATCAGGTGCAACAAGTTATCCTTGCCGGACTGGATGACAATAAGTTGTCCCGGCGCCACCCCGTTGATGTTGGCTTTAAACTGGGTGCCCGTGCCCCGGACAATCGCCGAGCCGGACACAGTGCTAAGAGTGCCTTGTGAATACATAGGGTTATTCCTGATTATTTATGCGAATGGATCGTGGGCGATGAAAATATAGTCAGAAAGGCGAGATTCCATTTCATCTCTATAAGGGTTATAGCCTGCAAAACTAGACCAGTACCAAGTTATTTCCAATGTCTTATTTTTGTAATTCATTATTGGATTATATAAATACCATTCAGTTCTTTCTGTTTGTATGGCAACTAACGAAGAAAGTATTAGGCCTTTCCCTGAAAATGGATACACTGTATTGTAATAATTCTTGCCTGACCTGACATAATTATTGAAACTTCTTATATCTACTAACTCAGTAATTTGTAGTGGAAACAATGTTGACGAATAAAACAAATTACCACTTTCATTGTAAATATTTAAACCTGTTCCGTTGGCTTTATCGCTGGGCAATATTCTTCTGTAGGCGTACACAATACAAGACTCGCTACAGAAAAGCCTCCCTTGATCATAGTTGACCATAGGGTCACACGATACACCGTTTTTGGGTTTGCAGAAGAACAGATAATCACTGGCGTTTGGAAGCAGGAGCTTAACATTGGTGACTTCCCTCATTCCATTCCAGAATTGAGCATTATCAGCAGCTTGGAATACCGCTTCTAAGACCATACACTCCGTATTTGAAACAGCTATCTCTTCACCGTCAAATCTAATGATTCCTCTACTCACGGTTCACCTTCATAAGAGTGCAGTATGGTTTATTGGTCAGTGGAACACTTAGCCACCACTTCACAATTCCATTTTCGATCCTAATATTGGCGGGTGCTTGATATTTATAGCCGTTACCCAACCACCCTATCTCTAAATTACTTGAACAAATTACCGTTAAATCATTACCATACTTAAGATATTGTTGGGGAATATTCCAACTGGTCATGCCGGATTCAACATAAAAAGATTCTAAAACGATAGAAGTATTTTGGAGCAGATCGACTGACCTGCCGTAATTATCGTATATTTTAAATTTAACTGACATTATTCAACCACCATTTCTATACGTAATTTCCCATTAGTATCGTATAATTTGATTCCGTTTCTGTTTATGCGAATTCCGTTACCGTTTATATCAAACGTATTCCTCTTAGCATCAAGAGTGAATCCTTGTTGATTGGGAATATAATTACTTGATGTGATGCGCTCTGCGACCCGGGCTTCATTAAACAAAGCCTTATCGATAAACAGGTCCTGAATAAACACCTGCCCGTTTTTAATCACAAAAACAGGCTCAGATTTCCCATTGGTTGGATTGACCACGGTAAATTGGTTGGCCCTGACAGCAAAATGAGTCTCAATCTGTCCGTTCTTCACCTCAGTACTAATTGCCAGTCCAGCTTTGTAAAATTGGTCTTTGTACCAAACCCCAGCCCCTATGTCATAAATGGCATACCCGTCACCCTTCGCATCAAAAACAGCGGTGGCCTTGGTCTGAACAGCCGCAGCATTCTCACCAACATCAGCCTGCACTTTTTCCATTTTCTCAGCAAGCGCTTTCTGGTCGGTTATCTGTGTTGTTTTTACTTCCAGTATTTCCGCCCGCATCTCGCCATTTTCTTTCAGTTGGCGCTGAACCACAGAGCCGATGAGGGAGGCATTTTCCATTATGGCCTCGTTGGTAAAATCGAACTGCCCTTCCAGCCGCTTTCCGGCTTCGGTGGTGAGGAACTGGTCCCCTGCCGCCTGCACTATCCAGCGGGTATCCGTTGACGATTCGCCCCGGACAAAGTCTGTCCACGGGGATGGGTTGCCGGATTTATCCACCAGCCGCGCCCGGAAGTAGAAGGCCACCCCAGCGGCCAATCCCTGCATTGTGTGCGTGCGCTGGGGATAGGGAATATCCGCCAGCAACATCAGCCCTTCGCCGTCATTGGTCTGGCTGTACTGAATTTCCGTTTTCAGGGTATCGTCGGTCTGGGGGGCAAATCCCCAGTCCAGCTGGATACCGAAGAAAATCGGTGTGGTCCTGAAACCCAGTGGAGCGGGCGGGTTGCCTTCCTTGCCCTTCAGGTGGGTTTCGGTCGCATTGGCCCAGATACTGGAAATTTCCGCTGCATTAATCGCCCGCACCCGTGCCTGATAACGACCGGCGTAGATATTGGGAATTTCAAAGCCCTGTGTTGAGGTTCGGGGTGCCGATATCCAGTTGCCGTTATCCCGCCGCCACTCTGCTTCATAGGCGATGGCATTTTCCACGGCCTCCCATGTCACGCGCAGTGTGGTCACCGCTATGCCCTGATGCACACGGCTATCACTGCTGATAGTCACGTTCTTCGGCGGTGACTGAACCCCCGGCGGGATCACCGAAATGGGGCGTTCATCAATCCGGGTGCCGGTGTCGATATGGGTATATTTGCCGGGGTTGTGCTCCACGGCGGTGATCTCAAATGACACCCCGTCTTCCCCTTCTTTGATGCCCGTGACCCTGAACTGCTGAAGCGCCAAATCGGACGCATCAATAGACCAGACACTTTCGGCCATCGGTGTTTCTGAATACAGGGCAGTGACTGTGACCACGCTCCCGTTAACCGCCTGAATGGTCCGCCCCTGCGCCTTGCCGGACGGCAGGTTCAGAATTAACCGCTCCCCGATTTTCGCCGACGATACCCTGTCCAGCGTGATATTGCGTCCATCTACGGCACGGATGCGACCGCCCAATACCCGGCCTGAAAACATCTCATCCACGATACCCAGAATGTAACCGGGCAGGGGAATTTTTCCCTCCAGCCCCACGGTGAACGTCACCATGCGGTCATACTCGTTGGTCAGCAACACCCATTTACCGCGCCGGATGGCTTCACTCTGGCGGGTACACCCAATCGCCGTGATATCGGCCTGCCTGACCTGAAAGCGTTTTATCAGCCGGTTATCGAAGACCGGTTCAACCGCATCCTGATAGCCATTTTGTGGATCGGACCAGCTCACCATGGCCGTGGAATAATGGGTTTTCTCGCTGGCACTGGAATAGTTAAATTTCCCGTCCCGGACATTGGCACGGGTATAGAGATAATCCATGTCACGCGGCATATCCGCCAGCGCATTCATGTTATTGTTGGCCCAATAGGTCATGCCCCGGAAAATACCCGCAATATCCCGCAGTACCGTCCATGCATCCTCCTGTGACTGGATATAGACATTGCAGGTATGGCGTGGCTCTTTCCCACCCTTGCCATCAGGCACAAGCTGGTCACAATACTGGGCAATGCGATACAGGTCCCATTTGGCCAGACTCAGGTTTTCTGCCTTCACACGGGTACCAATGCTGAACCGGTCATTGATCATCAGGTCATACAGTACCCACGCCGGATTGTCAGTCCATGCCCATTTAAACACTCCACTCCAGACACCGGCATAAGTGCGGCTATCTGGATTGTAGTTATCCGGTACACGAATGATGCGCATTTTGGGCTCACAGGCTATCTGCGGGATGTTCCTAAACTGCTTGGCGTCAAACTGGACAAACAACAGGGCGGTTTCGGGGTAGCTCAGTTTGGCGTCGATAATTTCCGTGATGGATTCAACGACCATCGTATCCTCAATACGGCCTGTGTTTTGTTTGGGGGTCAGACGGCGTACCCGCACCTGCCAGCCAGAATGCGCCTCAGGCAAATCAATCCGGTGTGAGCGCTCGTATTTGGTCATGGTTTTGCCATCGACTGCCGTTTTCAGGACTGCCTGATACGCGCCGCCATCCGTCGCCACCTCAAGGGTGTAATCAATGCGATACCCGACCGTGTCCATGTTATCTTGCTGCTTGAGTAATCGCGGCCATGACAGGCGAATGCGTACCGCCGATAGCTGGGTATTGGTGACCGATTTCACCCACGATTCGATTAACTCCGTACCGACCGTCAAGTCGTTCTCGACCGCCGGCATGCCGGGGATATAATCCTGATGGGGCGTGCCGGGACGAAATGCCCATTTCACCCCGTCAAAATTAGCCTGACCATCAGGGCCCATGAGCGGCGTGTTATCGACAAAAATATTGGTGCCGTCCAGCCCGCCCGCGAATTCGCCTTCTCCCAGCGCAAGCAGGATCTTGGCATAGGAGGTTGATTGCAACGAATCCGGCGATTCGACCGGCGTGCGCGGGTTTTCCTGACCCCCCTTACTGCCCTGAATACGCTGTTTTTCCATATTCCACCCACAAAAAAAGTCGCTGCAGCGACCTGATGAACACATTAAGATTTATTGCTGATCTTCCGCATAGATGCCGGCTGAGATAATCGCCCCGCCAATACGGCGCTTGCCATAGCCCACCGGCACGGGATTCCCCTGTGCGATGGAGTTGACCGGTCCCCCAAAGGCATAGGACGGTTTATTGTCCGGATCTTCCCGTCGGGCCAGTCCCCCCGGCATCGGCGACAGCATCTGCACCACGCCCCCCAGCATCATCGACACCCCTGACATCACCAGCGGCACCCCGTATGGCGTGGCCCACATAAACGCCCCGGCCACCACCATCACCGCCCCGAGGATAGTCTGAAAAACACCCCCGCGTTTGCTGCCAATCACCACCGGGGCAATGCGGATGTCGTCCTCACCGGAAAATGCCAGTTCATCCCGGCTGATATTGCGTTTTCCGCTGAACACCGCAAAGGTCAGTCCACGCTCTTTCGCGGTCAGCAGGAACTTTTCGAAGCCGTCAATTAAGACAGACAGCGCCCGGATGGCTTCCCGGGGAGATGATACGGCCAATTGATACTCCCGCCCGAAGCGCGCACCGAGTATTCCGTATAACCGTATTATTCGTACTGTTTCCATGATTCACTCCAATAAAAAACCTGCCGAAGCAGATTGATGTCGATAACGTAAGATTAATCTCGTTCGCTCCTGCCAGTACCCACTGTAAGACACGCGATTGCTAAGCTGCCCATACATATGGTGTAACATTAATCCCTCACCGAGATAGATCCCGGCATGATTGGGTTCTTTGGCCTGTACCTGCATAATAATCACATCACCGACCTGTAATTCATCACTACACTCAATAAATCCAGCAGTAGCATAGTTCTGCATATACAGGTTTTCGCCCCGATTCCACCAGCCATCTGAACGCGCAAAGTCTGGGATATCAATATTGCGTTCCAGCCGATACCAGTCACGGACAATGGCATAGCAGTCCCAGATGCCGTGCACGAACGGGCGACCGAGCAAAGGCTTGATGCCTTCGTTGGGCATTAAGGTACGGATATCCCCCTCCGGCCACGACACAATCACCCACGGGAGTTGTGACAGGTCGCACTGGGCGATATCCAACTGGCTGGGTTGCGTGGTGGCGTCAGGGTGGCTGTGAACAATGGCAACAATCGTTCCGGCATCTTCGGCTCTCGCGTAGTCTTCGGGGTGAAGGCTGAATTGTTCTGTGGGTGAAGGGGCGGTATTGCGGCAGGGAATATAGTGCTGTTTGCGGCTGTTTTGTATCACCAGACCACAGCATTCATTGGGGTATTCGGCCTGTGCGTGGTCGGTGATATCACTGACAACATTTTTACGTAATATTTTCATATCACCGCCTTAGCAGTGCAGAGCCGGGGAAGCCACCAAACGGAAGCTGATTACCTTTTCCAAAACGCACTTCGCATCCCGTAGACAACAACCCAGAACATGCATCTTTCGAAGGATCGTCAGTCGGGTTACCATCTTCATCAAAATACTTTGTTCCCGTGTAGTTGCAGGGAGACTTACGATACAGTCCCCGCATACACCATGTGCACAAACTATGAATTTGGCGTGTTGGAATTTTAATACCCTGTAAATCAGCAGGGGAAGACAAGGCAAAATGCACCTCGGTATTGTCTTCATGTGTCTTACTGTCAATATAGAAAACATCGATTCTTTCCTGCGTGGGATCGGCTTCTGGATTCCCGTCTGGAAAATTACGGGCATCCAGATAATGCGAAAATGTCATATGAATCGTGACGCGCGCCTGAACTAGGTTCTGATACGCCAGACACATTGCACTAATGGTGCCATCCAAATTGGCGACACTGAGCAGGGGTGAGACAGTTCCACCATCACTATTTACCTCCAAACCCTCAGTTCTGACAGGCCACGCTTTATACTCCTTGTCCTGCCACCAAATTGATTTAGCGGGTAAATTATCAACATATCCCAGTTCCTTTTCTGTGTAAGGAATAGAGTGATTATGAAAGTACAGCTCTGGCCCACCAAATGCCGAACCATCGACAGCAAATAATAAGACTTTGTTTCCTGCTTCCAGTTTTTGTACGTCTGACGTTATGCTCATGCGCTAAATGCCTGTTCAAATGTTGCTGATATTTTCATAACTCCACCCGCCATCGGAGTCATGGTTATTGAGTCTGCTTTAATACGGTATAATCCTTTCTCACCGAATGGTGGCGTCCATATAAATGACTTCAGGGTGTGCCTTCGAATAAACTGAAAAATGGGCATCACTTCATCTTTCAGCCCCATGTAAGAGTAAGGCCATATCTGGGTTTCCGGATTAATGCCATCTCCTGAAACCTGCTTATAGCCATCACCAAATTCAACCACTCTGATTCGATGTTTAAATTCACCGCTGGGCGAGTCCTGAATTTGAGTTCGCCATTTAAATTCTTCAATAGCCATATAAGCACCTATAAAAAAACCTCACCGAAGTGAGGTTATTGAATGTAAAAAAACCGCAGTTAAGCGGCCTTAGAAATGAAAAACCCGCACGAGGCGGGTTTAGGGGTATAGTTTATCTTTACTAATGATATTGACCAAATGGTGGCAAGGTTCCATTGATAGCTTCATTTCCGACCCCCATAGAGCCATGTCGTGCTGATCTAACCCATCTGCACTCCACGGAAGGATACCTTTAATCCCATGTCCATATGGTGTTAACACATCTATAAATTGTTTTTCCGTACAGTCATAGACTCTGACTTCACCAATTTTTATCATTCCTTGCGCCCATAATCGACCACCTAGAATGGTTTGTATATGATCACAAATTAAATAATCATGTTTTGAAAGCAAGCATTTATATATTTGCTTGGCAATACCAACACCTTGATAGTTAATGAGTACTTCAATACCTCTTATCTGTTTACCTGTTTTTAGAATACCATCGTCATAAAAGTTAAAATCATTAAATGCTACCCTGCCAATCAGCGAATCTTCATTAGGTTCATGCATATCTAATGACAATAATTCTTCAATTATCTGCCATTTTTTTAACCCTGCGCTTTTTAGTACGGCTGCATGATGCGAATAGAAATCCTTTGTTCCGCATCCCATCTCGACTAACTCGCAATAGTAATCGAACTCACTACCAATTAATGCATATTCAATCACTCTAACTAAATCGCCATCAGAAGATAAGTAATGAAATGTGTCTATTATTGTCTCTGATGTACTGAAAGGCTTGCGCTTTAAATCCTTAGAATAGTTTTTAGTGAAATTAGGAGCCAATTCGCTATCTCCGGTTTAGTGAAGAGATAAACTATTATACTGTGACATAAAACCAATAATTGAAGATTTAATCAGCTTTATAGTCTTATCAGCATCTATGCACAATTCAGGGTATTGTGTTTTAGGGTCAACTATAACATTCACTTTGTTACGTCTGTATAAGAATTCCGCAAAGGGAACAACATAAAAGGCATCGCTTTTATTATCGTTGTTTATTGTAACGATAAATATTTGCCGATTAGGATCATTTCTAAAGCTCAACCGTCGAATAAAAAAATCTTTCTGCAAACGGTCATCAAAGAACCTATCAACTATTTCCGTCGAGTGGCTAATAGTCTGTATAGATCTGGTATGTTCAGTTCTCATATAGCCCCTAACGTTATGAAATTAAAGTAAATAAATGATTGGCATTTATCTCATTGGCAAATTACCTTAAGGTAATCATAGGGGCATCTTGATATCAAATCAATAACCGCGGTTATATTTCTTTTGTTTCGTTGACCATTAAAACGTATCAAAATGTTTCAGTTTTTAGCCATCCGTGGCTTGGGGTTAGTTTAGCAAACCAACTTTCCGTTCAAGCGCACGCTTCGTCGAGTAAGTCGCTCCGGATACATCCCATAAGTAAGTATGAAACCTAGAAGTAATCGGTGAATTCAGTAATACCATCGCTGGTGATATCGATTCTTCCCAAATGTCAGCCATCTTCTTAAGCTGTCTGTAAATTACACCAATGTTACTTAATTCAAGAGATAGGTCTATTTCCGTAGATTGAGGTACAAACAATTCTTCACGCCCCAGAAACTCACCTTCAATCGCTTTGGTTGCCAGATACTCTATTGCAGAGGGTAATTGTTCATCTGTAAGCTCATTTATATGACTTACTCCAAACTCATGATGCACCATTTGGAATAGCTTCTTGCTATTTATTCCATATTTGCCCATCAACGTATTAACCAGACCACGTAATGGTGTACGATCTTCGACTGTGGTTTTTTTAGCTTTAACCTCGCCAGTTGTCCAGTATTCATAAAGAACGTCATCACACTCTTCCTGATAACGGATAACTTTATCCCTGATCGATGCTTTCACTTTATTAGGGCTGATAGTGGCTAACCAGCCAGCAAGTTTGCGGAGGGCTAGACAAGCCATATTGCGTTTTTTGCCATCTGCGGCAACTATAACGATTTCCGTTACAGTTGATTTAAATCTTTGTTTTATCTTCTCTAATTGCGATTGCCAAGCTAAACCCATGCCATCAACAATAGGTCGCATAGGTACATATGGTTCACCATTATAATTAACCAAATATAGATGATCGCCGTGAAATGGGACGTTGATTGTGTTACTTGATTCATTAAGTGGTATACTTAGCATGTCTATATTCCTTTGGTCGGTATTAGACGATTTAGAAGCCCCTCGCTATTACCAGTAGTTCGGGGCTTCGCTGTTTTAAGTCAATAACATTTATTACGTGATTGTTACGTTTTGTAAAGATTTCTATAGTGAATTTGGGAAGCGCTTCTAAAATTAGACCAATCAATCTATTATTAACGGGTGATCGGTTGCATTAGTTATATAGTGTGATAATTTAGCTAGCTTCCTACCGTCCGTAGCATTCAATCCTTAAGCTACTTCTACTTTCAAATCCGTAGCTGAAAATCTACCCATTTTGGCGTGATACCACTGTGAACCGCGCTGTTCTGCTTCTTTCATCATTTGACGCAGTGCTTTTTCGAATGACTCTTCATGCACTACTGACATTTGAGTAACTTGTCCGCCCGGTGCAACATGAGGGACTTTTTTGTGAGGCACTGACCAAGCCATGACCAGCTGCCTGCTTTTGGCATCACTCAATCCATAAGTAGCTTTTAGGTAACTATAACCTTGGTAACCAACGGGAATAGTACCTTGCTCCATGTGTTCCATTTTCTGCTCAACAACAGCGATACGGCGATCGTGTTCAACATTTGCCAATGCCATAGCTGCAATGATTTCATTTGGCGTTGTTAGCCTGCTGTTGTACATAGTTTCCAATTTATCGACTAGTGAACGGCGAACCGTCTTTGATTCGCGAGCAGCAACACGAAGAGCCTGTTTGATATTCATTGAGATTACCTCAATCGGCCTACCGCCAGCTTCGCCAGAAGGTTTTACGAAAGTTTCGTAAAACTCTCCATTGAGTTCATCCTTGATTCTATTTAAAAAGTCGTTATTTCTGATTGGCTTTTCATTGCATTCTTGACGTGTTTGGTTCACAAGAATCAACAACTGCTGGGTGTCAATGGTTTTTTCGGTGACAAAATTGAAGCTATTTGCTACATTGTGATTAGTCATTAAAAACTCTCCGTAGAGTTGGTCTGTTTGAAACCAGTAGCCGTTAACTACTGGTTTTCTGTTTTTAGAACACCTGCAAGTGTTCTGGAAAATTGAATTGTCATTCGTTACAATGGCTAAGTTGTTTATCTCGCACGGTAAATGACACTCAGAAGCCCTAACTGTCCCCAAAACAGTTGGGGTTTCGTTGTTTCTATACTGCATTCTTTCGTTGCCCTGCTACTCTATTCATTCTGTCTTTCAATGTTTTCACAATCTCAGCGTTTAGAGAGCGCTCGCTTTTGTCTGACTCCTCTTCGTACCACGCTCTAACTTCGGGTGGCATTCTTAAAGGATAAGGGGGGATTCTTTGCTTATGACTCATAATGATTCCTTTTTTCTCCTTGAAATCAACTTATCATGGTTAAATGATGGATCATAAGGACTCACTTGTCAAACATATATTTGCTATCTAAACTGCCGGATAGTGAGTCTAAAGGAGTCAACATAATGTCACGTATAGCGCCATACCCTTTACGAATGCCGCCTGAGTTAAGGGAAGCGTTAGAAGAGAGAGCGAAAAAATCAAAGAGAAGCCTCCAGCAAGAGGTCATTTACCACATTGATATGTCGCTACAACTCGAAAAGCTTCTCGCATCTGCACCTCCATCATCAGATGATACTTATACGCGGATGGCAAAAGCATTGAGGCTGGAAAACGAAGTCAAAAAGAAGAATGAAGATATTGAAAGACTAAAAATGCAAGTCAGTTTGTTGGCTGAGTCAACTAAAGGGTCTGACATAAATAGATTTAATACCATTCGGCAAAATGTTGAGATCATGCGATCAGCTATAAACAAGATTGAAAACGCAATGCCACCAGAACTAATAGCCACAAACCCCAACAAAAAAGCCCCGTGATGGGGCTGATTGGCTTTTGGGTACTATTTACAAATAGGGCTATTACTTCTCATGACCACCTGACAATTCATTATCCCAGTACTTTATTTTCCTGATGAATGCTTCATGAATTTCACTAGGCAGAGTGCGCTTTATTGTGGATATTTCATCTTCAAAATCTTTATAGATGCTAGTTGAATCCCGCCCTGCCTGTAGGTGACTATTCTTAAATTGAATTGTTTCTATTTCTTTATTGTTTCAGACATGTTTTTATCATACTGATCTTGAATGTAATTAAACATCTTTATAGCTTCAGAACATTCATCATTTTTTTTATTTTTCAACTTACAGCTATAATAAGTCAGCGTATTGATGCTTGAAATGGCACTTAAATTCTCAATTTGCCATTTACAAAAGTCAGGGTCTTCATGCCCTGAGCAAGTGGCATTTACCATTTCTATAAAAAAATCTTTCTCAATTTCTTTTGCTTGCCCAAGTGCCGGAATGAGAAGCACTAACCATAAAAATTTTTTCATCTATACCTCCAATAATTTTTAACTTATGCAATGGTAGCCTATAGATATTGCAATTTGAAGCAAACAAAAACCCACCGAAGCGGGTTATAAATTATGGTTTGTATGTAGTTTATCGGCTCGGAAGTCTTATAGTTATGCAGGTTTGCACAGTTTACCTTAATAAGTTATGCGCATATTTGCATAGTGCTTTTTCAATGAGTTAGATTTAATCCAACCATAACAAACTGATTTCACTTAATTATAACGAATCGTTAGAACCAAAAAAAGCCCATAGGATTATTTGGCTCTTGGGGCAGATCATATGACTCTTCATATCATTCGTTAAGCTTAATACTATGAAGCCAATATATATATCTTTCCTGAAATTGGTTACGTATTGCTTTTGGTAGCCCTTTATTAAGGATCTCTATTTCCGATTGATAATGAAGCTCTATCTCTTGAGTTTCCTTGTCTATGTTTGCTTTTATCAACGTTTCTGATAATTCCTTAACCCTATCATCTATTAATTCTATTCCATCCTTCCTTCTTTTATAGAAAAACTCAGGTGGGACTTTGGATGGCTTAAACTTTTTAAGAGTTACTTCTTCTATTTTTTCTTGAACTTCGCTGCCACAATGCTTGCATTTAAGCGCTTCAATGTTGATCAGCTCTGCACAAAATGGACATTTTATTTGATTGCTTTTACTATCACCATCAAGAGCTTTCCTTCCTCCAAAGATAGTCAACAGCAAGCCACACAAAGCAACAAAACAGCTAATCAATAAGAAATTTTGTCTTTGTGCCACTAACCCGATATTGTTAACCCTTCCACCATATCCAGTTGCTACACTCACATCCATATTAAGTGATGCAAAAATAGCAATAACACCGATTACCAGAAGGAAGATTCCAAAATTTTTCATCCCAAGCCTCTATTTAATTAATGCATTGATTGATTATTCCATGAACAAATTAAATTATTTAAACAAAATCTACAATTTCCAGCCACAAGCTGTGGATATTTCTTTTGCGACTTCATTTATGTGGTCTATTTTAAATTCGACGACTATTTGAGTCTTTCCATATGGTTTATACCCAAAGATTACATTTTGTTTACCATATATTTTTTTTATGAACCCCACTGGACTTGGAGCAAAAGCAGAATCATTACCTCCCCCATAACCCAACTTTCAGTTATTGCATTTTTTTTATCTATCCTGAATGTCACTTTAGTATAATCGTCAATTCCTAGATATTCATCTGTCGCAAGGTAAGCTTCTGTTCTATTGTTCCCACATCGTAATACTAATGCTCCCTCTCCGCTTTCTGGTGACAAAACAGCGAAGTAGTCAACCTTATCTGTGAGCTTATTTACTTCTTTTGTAATAAACCATTTACCAAGATCTTGATATTCACTTGCAGTTGAAATTAACGGCAACAAACAAGTGAAAACCAATAATAACCTTTTCATCCTTCACCCTCATTCTAATCAGATACATGAATCTTAGTTAAAATGCGATGCAAAATGAAGCAAAATAGACAGTTGCAAGTCGTAATGTGATCTACGCATAAGCATATATTCCCATTTAATTTATGGTTACATCTCAGCCCAAAGCAACCAACCGGAGGGATGGCTGATTAACTCCGGGGAGATGTGATATGGATAGAAATAAATACAATGAGAAATTTACAAAATTTCCATATAAAACAAACATTCGCGAAGATGACATTAATAATGGGGGTATAGACCTAACAAAAGAACCGCATCGAATTGATGAAATTCATGAAATCCAAGACTATCCTTTTATGAAAAAAATCTTACTAAATATTAACGCAAAAAACCAAACATACATGACATTTGGTTGTGATTTTGGCATCTTAAATGATAACCATTGTGGGTATATCGATTTTTCATATAGACCAGACAAAATTCCTGCTGACTATACCGCCATACGAAATTTAGATAATGATTTTTATAGGTATTTATCTAATCTTGATTTACCTTGGAGTGCTCCCGGTAGTCCAGTAGACTACGCCAAAAACGCGCTTCGTTGGGAATATTCAGGTCTAGTAGTTTATGATTCCCCCAAATATGAGAAAGTTTCTCTTTGGATGCGTGCGAAAGAGTATGAAGCTCTTGAGTGGTTGGCAACTTATGTTCATGACTTTTTGATTGATCATCACTAATCATAATTATTTCTCACAAAAAGCCACCGTATTGGTGGCTACTGGTTAATAATTTCTACCGCCCTTTGATAGTACGATACAGCGCAGATGCAGGATTGTTTAGCATTTGATTAACACCAACCTCAACCATCTGCTTGAATTCACGCCTAACTGCTGCATCATTGCCGCTAGTAGATGATTGCTGCTGCTGCAAAGGCGAACTGACATTAATATCACCCATGTTGAAATTTATACCACCAGCCGCTAGTGGCTGCATTCCGTACATCTTAGGAGTTGGCGCGCTGATCGTTAAAGGTTGGGAACCGCCAACATGACCGCCAGAGGCATAACCTTTCTTGGCGCTATCCATTAAGCGATATAAGTTAGCCACACCAAGACGCTCCACCGCTTCTTTAGTGAATACAAACTCTCCACCGTGAACGACACCTTTAGGCTCGTATTTACCACCATTTCCAGTATAACCCCCTCCAGCAAATCCAAGAGCCGCCCCGAATGAAGTGCCACCAAATGCTGCTTTCATGGCTTGCAACATAGCCATTTGCATAAGCATCTTGGTGATCATACTAAGAATGGATTTGGTAAAGTCGGCAAAATCAGCCTTGCCTGTGAGGAGGAAATCAGCCATTGAGTTACTCATGCCAGCAAATGCAGCCTGTGAGATCTGAGCAACATTAGCATAAGTATTTGTGGCTTGATCTTGGAAGTCAGCAAAGCCTTTCTGGATGCCTTTTTGCCAATTGCTCCGTAACGCCTCTTCTTCTTCGAAGTGTTTCTTTAGCGCATCTTTTTCTTCTGGTGACTTCGCTTTTTCCAAAGCAATATCTTGTTGATAGATTCGGTCAGATTTTCCAGCACTATCAGTTAATGCTCTTGTTCGTGCATTAATTTCCTCGATTCGCTTGAATTGCTTGTCCAGCTCAGCATTCTTTTGCTTCTGTAACTCAACTTCGTCACCCACAACAGCTAATGCGCGTTGAGAAGCTAGAATGGATTCTTTTTGCAGAAGTAGTGATTGTTCATCTTGAGTCAGCTTTCTCTTTCCTTGAGCTTCTTCCAAAATGGCAATTTTGGCTTCCGTATCCCACAACTTTTTACGCTCAGAACTGATAACATCATTGATGGTCTTATGTTCTTTAAGGACTTTTAGCTGAACTTGCAGTGATAACAGAGCTTGATTTGCTGCTTCATCAGCACGAGTGCCTGCATCAACCTTGAATTTAGGCTCTTTTGGAGGTTTTTTTCCAGTACCGGGCATTTTACGGTCCCGGTACTTATAGTTAATCATTTTCTTCGCTTCTTGATACTGCTCCTCAGTTAATGCGTATTTTTCGGCTTTTAGTTTCGCTAACTCTTCATTTCTTTTGGTTTCCCAACTCGAATAATTATTATGCCATTTTTGGCGAATTCTAAATTTTTCAACCTCTATCTGCTCTGTATTCTTTTTAGATTGCTCACTAGCATTCTTAATATCAATTTGAAATTTTTCTTCTTTGAGAGCTTCTATTTCTTTTTTCAGTCCATCAATTCTATATTGTGGCGTGATGAATAAATTACTCAGACTTCTCAGCAACTCTTCTTTTTCGCGTATTTGTTCCTCTAACGTGTTTTTCCGACCTTTATTAAGCATTGCATCCCAAGCGCTTTTAGCGGCATTTTGGATACCCACCCACGCAGATTCCAAATACCCTAAATTCTGGGTGATATCTCTTGCTCCATCGTTAATGGATTGAGCGTAGGCATCAATAGCGACTCTGGCTGCCTCTGTTTTATTGCCTTGCAATTCTAAGGTACGAATTTGCTCCAGCTGTGCAACGGTTAAATGGTGATTAGCTTTCTCCAATTCCAGCGACATTTTTAGCGGTTCATCCTGCAACCGTTGAAACTGGCTGATTGTCGTCTCAACGGCCTGCCCGGTAATGTAATTCATCTGGGCTGCTGCCTTAGCAATACGGGATATTTCATTGTCTCTGAATAACCCTGTACCAACGACACTTGAGATAGATGCGGCCATTTCAGACCGAGTTATCCCGCCACCCACCATCACTCGGGCCATTTCATTGAGCTGTCCGGCTGTTTTATTCGCGTAATTGCCCGTTAAAATGAGCTGTTTATTAAATTGAGTAAATTCCTTTTCTGCATCATAAGCAGCCTTGGCAATCCCTCCCACCGCAGTAACAACCAGACCAATACCTCCACCCCGCAATAACCCTCCCATACCAAGAGTATTTGCGATATTTTTTAGATTATTAATAGCGGACTTATTTTTTCCGTCTAAATCACCGGTGGCCTTGCTCGTTTCTTTTAGTTTATTGATATAAATCTCTGCCGCAGAACTGACGCCTAATTGCGCGGCTCGATGCCTCAGTAGCTCATTACGGCTCAGGTTTTGAGTTGCCAACTGGTCTTTTAATCTGGCAAGAAACATCTGACCCGCAGCTGATTGTTTCGCATCAGCATCTGCCATCTGTTTCTTTTTGCCAATAATGTCAGACAGAATATTGCGGTAAGACTCAAGGTCTAACTTTTCGGATTGCCGGGCTTTTCTGGCCGCAGCCTGAATTTTGGTTAACTGTTCTGACGCAGTGGCATTACGTTTAATAGCATCGATTTGTTTAAAGAACGACTCCGCGACTTTATCCTGTTCCGCCGCAAGAGTCTTTGAGGCTGACGCTGCTTGCCGTTCCTTGGTGGCCAAATCCGCAATACTTTTGTGTATCCGGTCAATTTCTTTCGCCATTGCCGCAGAAGCTGCGGACTGCTTTTCCGATTGCCCTGTTAACTGGCCTGTGGCGTTACTGGCCTTTTCAGCCGCATCTTTGAATGAGTTTAACTTCTGCTCGCCTCTCTCCAGATCAGAGGTATTCACCTTTAATGAAATAGTCGCTACATCAGTCATTTTGTTTCCTTCGGGTATAAAAAACCTCCCGAAGGAGGTTATGCAACGTTTGGATAAATGAGCTTCATCTGGCCTTTTATGTTGAATGCTGCCATGCACCTAGCTTCGAAGTCTTTATAATCAATACAACTTTTCGCAATGTTAGTGATCGCAGTCATTTGAGTACCAACAGAATGTAGCGCTTCATCTTTCAGGAATTGATGTATCTTTTCGCCACTGTCTTTTGCTGATTCTTTGGCTGCTTCATAGACATAATCAGGCAAAGCAACACCATAGACCCATTTAGCCGTAATTTGCCCAAATAACGCAGGGCTGCCGCCAACATGACCAAAGTATGGAAGCCCAGTCATCTTTGATAGCGCTTGGTAATACGGTTCTTGGAATCGTTTTTCCCACGTTGTTGGTTCTTGGTAGGTTAATAGCCCGATAACCTGATCTTCTGTTAACGTCAGGTTCTGCGCCATCAGCATATTTTTGATGTGGCGGTCACATGCTCTGGCAAATTTAGGGGAGAGCCAGCGAGCGAATTCAATAACCAGTTCAGGATGAATCCAAGTACCGCCATAACGTCCTTTTTCAGTTCTAACTAAAAGACGGGAAATCCCGCCTTTAGAATTTATTGCTTCTATATCAAGTTCTTCACCAATTTCTTTTAAGTACTCTTTGGTTGAATCCAATCTCAACCAATCAAATACCTTTTTCCCAAAATGCGTTGCAGCAGTAGTCGCATTAGCCCAACATTCGTTACTAAATGGAAATAGTTGTTCGTCGTACTTCATAGGGATTATTTTTGTCATCGTAAGTACCTTTAGGTGATAGAGTCTGTTCACGTAGGAATGAGCGACCCAAGACGGTACGATGACAACCATCGCCCACCCTCAGACTCTATCCCTTAAGACTCTCGGTTTTGCGCCCGTGACAGCGCCAGAAATGAAAAAACCTCCACTAGGGAGGTCATTGAATGGATTGATTATTTCTTATGCATGACTTCGAGTGACTTCATCTCCATTACCCGAATATCGTTAAATACGGTCGCCCTGTCTTTGATGTTGAGGTAATCCATGACCTGATTTAATGGCGTGTAATCCAGCCCTGTCGCACCGTTCATACCTACGCGCCACTGTGTTCGCATGGCGCTGAACACGAGGTATGAATCCCAGATATCAGGCCACACCTCAACATCATATTCCTCGGGAATGAAGCCAAATGCCCGTTCAAAATCTGCGGCATCTTTTGCATTCATTCCTCCATACATGGATTCAGCGACCGCAATCAGTTTTTTTCGCGATGACCCAATAATTCGTTGTAATACGTGGTCGTGATTGCCGTTGTAGCTGACGGGTAGTTGTCCAGCAGTAACTTGAGATTATCCACGTTATAGGGTTCTGCTATCGCCCAGTCAGCAATAATTTGCTCAAAAAAGGCCTGCGCGGGCATTTCACGCATGTTATCCAGCTCACTGATAGGTTTGTGATGAAAGGTGAAGGTGACAACCTCGGGGATTTCTTGCCCTGCGACGGGGATCTGAACATCTGCCTTGAATTTGGGGTTAGGAACGAGTGTAAACTTGGCCATCTAAAAAATCCTCAAAAGAAAAGCCCCAGAGGGGCTAACATTATTCTGCATTGGTATAAATCTGCATTTCTGATTTAAGGGAAAAGCGGGCGGTGACGTTTTCTACTTCATTCATTGCCGTATTGGGTACACGCTGGAACGAAACGGAAGCAGTGTAATAGCGGTCTTCTGCGGCACGTTTGTTGTAGAATCGAATGGCCGTGATTTGCTTACTGTCATCCAGCCTCATCAGTAACTGACGAATGGGCAACTTAGCATCATGCGCAAAGGTATAGACCTGAACGACTCCATTTTTATAGGTGTCGATGGTTTCTGCCTGTTCGTCTTCCAAAAACTGAACTTCCTGCGTTTGCTGCTCGCCGCCCTCGGTTGAAAGCGTCATTACCTGTGGCATGACTTCCCAAGCCAGTACTTTCTTCAATGATCCCGCTCCACCTCCCGCAGGAAATACATTTTTATCTGAGGTGTCCAATCCCTCAAGCGTGATACTTTTTTCAGTCACCGTTTTGACACGATATACGCCAGAGGCTTTCTTCCAGCCAGAACTGACATGAACGATATCTCCCTTAGTAATACCCGCAGCGGAGTCTGGTGTTAGCACAACTTCTTCTGCGTTAGATGCTGCGGAGAATTTCACTTCATCCCCGTATTTGCTAGCAAGGTAAACACGGGAACCATTGGGAATGTTATAGGCCATCATTAACCTCTTTTATGCATAAAAAAAGCCGCTATCGGCGGCGGTATTATCGAACTGAATCACATCGGTATGATGTACGTATGGGAAGGGTGTAGTTAGTGCCATCCTGAATAGACGGAAAAAGAGCTGGCTCATCGTTAAGGTATAAATCATCAGCTAATGACAGGCCGTTCTGTAAATAACCAGTCACCCGGTCAGCAATCTGCATTAAGACAGCATCACCTGAGCCAGATTTACCAACAACATTCATCTGAATCACGCCACGAAAGACAGGCATATCTAGCGACAGTCCGATATTTTGCGGTGTCGCAGGCATAATATGCAGTTGCAGATATGTCTCATTAATGTCATCAAACGGCATGTTGGGCCACGCCACCTTGAGGCTTTCCCGCTTGGCTATGTTTGCAACCAGCCTTCGAATAGCATTATTTATCGCTGACTGATTCATGGTTTTGTCTCCGTCACTGCCTCGCTAAAGAATTTCTGGAATTCCTGTGCGGTGACGGCGATCATGCCATTGGGCGCCTGTGTTGAGTGCCCCATTTCAAGACGATAAGCATAAGGAACAACATTGGAGAAATAGACAGCTTTGACACCAACCTTAAACTGCCCAATCACCAACTCCCCCACGGCTTTGGTCATAGTGCCACTTTTATCAATGCGTCCGGTTTCTTCCGTCGGGATATCATCAAAGGTGACCTGCCAGTTACCCCGGAATCGACCGCCGGTATAACCCGGAGGTGCTTTGATATCCATAGAATCCTGTGAGCGAGCGCGTTTCTTTAGCTGCCGTTTTTTGGGTGTCAGATTACTGGGGTCTGAACGCTGATGTTCATTCCAGTCATGAACCGCCTGATTGTATTCTCTCGCCGTTTGGTTGATTTTCCACAGTTCGGGATTCCCCACCGGTGACATGATAACCAATCGCGACAGTATCTTGATAAATGCCCCTCTTGATGCCGCCTCAATATTACCTTTGGCTTTATTCACAAACGCATCAATGGATGCCATAAACGGATCTGCCATATCACGCCCTTAACTGAGATTGATAACACAGCACGATATCAGCAGGCTTGATTGGGTTAGGCTCAATAATCCTCAGCCAGACTTCATCCACCAGCACCAAATCGCCTTTAGCTATCTGAGTGTCTGGAGAAAAGACCATCTTGATATCCGTAGACAACACTAAAGAGCCGTCAATTTCATTAGGGCTATATCGAGTCTTTACACCGACAACATTAAATTGACTCTCCAGTTCGTGATGCTCTTTGCCCTCATCATCAACCCAATGTCGCCCGGCACGCTTCACCTGAAATTGAGCGCCATATTTTTTCAGTAATCGCTCAGTCGTTTTCTGCATTCTGGGATAGAAAGCTGCCATATCACCCCCTGAATACTTTAAATGTCATCCCACCACCGGATAAGAAATCACGCAGCATTGAGTTAAACCAAGTGATGTTTGGCGAGCCCGAGTTAGTGCCCTCCGCATACGTGACCGACACAGCCCCACTCACGGATTCAGACAGTACCTCACCACCCACCGTAGGCGTTAAATCGTGTTCCAACGAATCGATCGCCAGCCGACACTGAGCATGAGTCAACGGCAGAGGAATAGCATCATCTGGCACTAATTCCCCATCAACATAAATTCCTTTACGCGGGAAAGCCAACGACTGATTTTTATTGGTTCGGTTTCCTTTCCAACGCTTTGTTGCCAGATAATCCATCGCCTGAAACAGCAACGACGGCAGAACGCTATCATCCGGCAGGGTATAACCTCGCTGAACGGCAAACTGCTTTAAGTCCTCAACACTGGCGTAACTATTGAAGGTTGGCGAGTGTTTATCGGCATCAATCATGTTCACCTCAAAAAAATAAAGGGGCAGATGCCCCTATTTGTTATTGACCGTCGGCCGTATTCTTCCCTTTACTACCAGAAACAGGTTTACCACTTAACACTGCCGCGAACGGGACGTTTTTACGGTCAAACTTACGCTCCCAATTAGTCGCTTTGGCAATATCAGTGATTGACGGGGTTTTGTTTGGGTCTTCCTCACCCAACCAACTGAAACCAGCGGGTTGCAGGATAAAGGTTTTGCGTTCCCACAATACCTCAGCCCCACCTCCATTACCGCCTGATGCCTTACGGTCTAATTCAACCGGGGTATGAGGATTACCGCTGCCGTAACCAAATGCACCACCGCCGAAGAAAACAGTCAGATAGCGCCCATCTTCATATTTCAGGCTGTCATCCATAAACAGCGGCTTGCCCAGATAGGTTTGCAAAATAATACGGCCTTCCGAATCGCGAATGGTTTCAATCAGGTTCTTGGTCGCCATCTGTTTCATAACCACGGAGTGGACACCGATAGCGCTGAATGTGTCGGCGGCATCACCGGCTGTAAATGCCGCGTCAATCAGATTGTCGGCTGAAATTTCATCACCACCTTGGATCACCATGTCGCTACCATCCTTCGCAATGTTACTGCCGATAATCCCACGTGCAGTACCAATCAGATAGCGTTGCCATTGGCGAGTCCAGTAGGTCCCGAAGCGGTTACGGATATGCGCCATGGGTTCACTGTTTGCCAGTTCTGCGGCCAAGTCCGCCACACCGTAGCCTTTGTTCAAGAATAAAACGCGTGTTTTCAGACTGGATTGACTGGCTTTCCCTACCGCACCGATTTGGTCAGGGTTATCCGAGGTTGCATTAGGCGCTTCATTTGCGTCTAAATCATTCCAGTAGTTGATCGTTGCTGTTCCCTGACTATCAGAAGCAATAGCGTCTAATTGAGGCAGGCGAGTAATGATACCAGATTCAAATACAGCGGTTTTTTCCGGGCTGTTCACCGGTGCAATGGCTTGATAATAATCACCACGAAAAATATCGGATAAACGAGTTGTTGGCATAAATTGATACTCCTAATTTACTGAGTTTTTTGGAGGCGTTTAAATTCCTCGGGATCTTCATCAAATAAACGGATGCGTTCAGCTTCCGTATAGTCGTGCCAAGTTCTACCGCCGCCCCGAGCAACAGTCTGGCGCTGACCTTCACCTCCGGTTCCGGTCGCTTTACTGCCGATAACAACAGGCGCAAACAGCTTGTTGCCACGAAATTCTTTTTCTAAATCGTCAATAGTGAGTGCTGACGGCTTGCCTTCCGCATCAATCACACGCGTTTTTCCCTCTTCAACAATGAGACGTGATTTGATATGAGGAAGAAGTAACGCTGCACTGTCACCCGCCAGTTTCGCCGCCAGAGACTGCGCCACGTTATCCACCAGCAAGGTGCGCAAATTGCCGTCTTTTTCGTCGAGTTGGGCTAACAGTTCTTTTTCACGGGCAGAGAGTTTTTCGGCCCAGCTTTTTTCCAATGCTTCAATGTCACCGTTCTTGCGGGCTTGTTCCTCAGCGGCTTTCTTTGCGGCCTCTTCCGCCTGTCGGCGTTTCTCCTGCTCCGATTTCTTTTCAGAAAGCAGCTCATCCACTTTTTTTTGCAGACCGGAGACATCGGGAATGTCTGGCATCCCTTCAATATGCAACTGATATTGATCGCCCTGCGCTTTGTACATGGCTTTTTGCTCATCCGTTAGCGCCTCAAATTCTTCTTTCGTTAATAAAAATTTAAACATCGTCAACCTCAGGTTTTGATGATGCAGTCGCTGACTGCGGGTAATAAAAAAGGCCACCGAAGTGACCTTATGACCATGTTAGCTGATTAGTCATAACCAGCTTCCCTGAATGCTTGTCCGTCAATCTCTTTCAGTTTCGCCAGTGAGATAAACTCGCCCTTGTCTGTATAGAATTGCGAAGGATGCATACCCCCTCTTGCATGAGTCGGTAGCGCACTTCACCAAAGACTTGCTTTTGTCTCCATGCAGGTTGCCGCTGTATCCATTCAAGAAATGTCGTTTCGGTGGGCACTTGACCATCCATTGATGCTCGAGTTCCTTCGTTCATTTCATCAACATCAATGCCAAGTTCGCGCCAGGATTTCACGACCAATGTTTCGATTGAGCGACAATTAAAATGAAGTTTACCGGGGCCTTGCAGATACGGAACTTTGTGACCGATAGGCTTTCCATTCAGCGTATATTTAAGTCCGTCACGCACAATGCAATCATGGGAAGTTTTATTATCTAGCGTGGACACCCAGCACTTGCAATCCAGAATAGCTTTGTTGGCTTCAACAAACTGATTTCTTGCCGTGGCTTGTAAGTGATTGATGGCGGTCTTGGCGATACTAGTCGCATTGGCCCGGCTAATTTGCAATGCGCCATCTTTGTAACCCTGATTAGCATGACCGCGTATTTTTCGCCCTATGTCTACCGCACTCTCCCCGTTAAGGTAACCCTTACGTACCGTGTTATTAATACGGGCCATCCGATCTTTTTCCAGCCCCTCCGCCCATTCAGACAGTAATTTGCCTTGGAAGGGGCGAGACATCACCGAAGAATACAGCATATCTTCTGTGATGCTCATGAGCGGGTACTGCCTGAGTACGGCATTAGGCAGCAGGGAATCAAATAAAGAAGGATAGAAACTAATCTCATAACGAACGTGTTCCAGCATTTCACGAGACAACACTGACAGTGCATTATCGACAGCATTTTTATTAATTACCCTGACGCTGAATAGCAATGATTCTAATTTTCGCACCGTAAAACTGTTTGCATCCATGTTTGTGTCATCCAGTGCCACTATTAACGAGGCAGTTAACTGTGCATCAAACTCATTCAATGCCTTAACCACCCGACGCGCAACACCTGTTGAATAACGCCCAGAAAACAGGGAATGTGCAATCAACTCATCCATGATGGTTTCGTTGATGGATTTCATTTATCTACCCCAGCATGTCAGGTTCTTTATTTCGGAGTTGATCTTCGATAGCCTCCGGCAATTCGTCCTGTGGAACAATGTTGATGCTTTGCAGGTATCGAATGAAATCGACCTTACGCATTTCGCCAGACTGGACAGCAGATAGCAGCGTGGAAATGGCCGCAGAATCAAGCTGGGCAATGTCATAGACTTTGTTCAACTCAATTGTGGCTCCCCCTGCACCAGCGAATTGAACGCAGAACTGGAGCGCCCGGCTAAATGCTTGTTCAACATTGCCGGCACATAGCGATAAAATGGAGTTATCCGTCTGCGCCTCGTTTTGTGCCTGTGTAGCTGTTCGTGCCGATGTGCCGCGCTCCACCAGTTTAGCCCCCAGCATGGCCATCTGCTTTTCCCGGCGCTCAGCTACGGTGATTTGGATATTGCGCTCTTCAGGTTGGGCGAATTTCATATCACCGTTTGGCGGCAGCAATATTCCATTACGTGACCCCACCGTAAAGCCATCAGAAAAATATTTATCCGCCCATACTTCGGTCAGTCCCGTCAAGGCCACCATCGGCTGCCCTACTGTATGGGCTGATTCTGCAATATCGGCTTCAGCCTGATAATGTTTGATATTCACATAGGCAATATCCGCCAGTGGTGGTGCATCCGGTGTGTGATCATTGTTCATTGAGCCTATCCATGACCACGGCAATTCAAATAATGGCTGACCTGTTGCATCTTTCAGTTCCACCCAGTCATGCGCAATCAAATTGCCGTCCTGATACCAGTGTCGTGAATATGCCCGCCCCTCAATGAGCCTCAACTCAATCCAGTGATCAATCAGTTGCAAATCAAAGTTATCCGTGTCCTTCGGCTCTTTATAATGCACCACCACCAGCGATGTTTTCCCGTTGGTCACCCGCCAGTTAATAATTTCCTTGGCGGTAAATAATCGGATATAGGGGCGTCCTTTTTCAGCCTCTGATTGAATGCCCGAACCAGAAAAATCACTCAATAAACCTGCTCGCCCGCGCTGTAATACTTGGGATAACGCATCGCGTATCATCTGTGTTAATGGCTGGCCTTCACCATCAATATCCGTTTCCAGATACTCAATGCCCCCGGAGATATCAATTTTGACGGGTTTATTGAATGCAATACCCAATAACCCACTCAGGGTGCGCCCCGTCGCGTTGATAAATGACGCCCGGAGCAAATAACGCTCATAGCGCTTATTACTTGCATCATCCTTCTCTTTCTTATCTGCCGGATGGGGCAAGTACCTTTCTTTCCGGCTCTTAATCACCCGTTCGCCATCAACACAATCGCCGATCATGTTCCATTCTGACAAAAACTCGGTGTAGGCCGGATGTCTGTAATCAACGTTTGTGCTCATGTTAGTTCCAGTTGAAATTGAGTGTTTTTGTGAAGCGCAGAGGCTTATGCAAGACGCGATACCGTGTCGCATCCCAATCGTGATCTTCCTGCTCGGTGTCAACATCATCAGAATTTTTAGTGTCACGAACTAAAACAGGAACGCGACTAATCCAACCCCGGCAATGGTCGAAGACATAGAACGCAGGTTTTTCTGGCATACCTGATTCTGATTGCTTACCTTCAATGACCGCCTCTAACATGTCAGCGAAGAGGGACGCACCATTGATACGAGAGCCGGGGTTTTTGTTTGCTTTCACCCATTCGACTTTTTGTGCCTCCATTTTTTGAGCTATGGAATCCTCATCGTCGTTCGGTGTATAAATTGAGTTATCAGCGGGTCCCTTTATCACCGTCTTACAAATGCCGGGCATAATATTAAGCTGGCCTTGTGTTTTGCCCTCTTTGACTATTTCATCGGGGATCGTTGTCTCTAACCCAACTAAGCGCTCATCAATCCACTTAATACCTTTCGCAACATTGGTTGATGACATGCTCAACCCTTTGTTTAACTCATCAGGTGGACAACCGTACCATTCTCCAATCAAAATTAATGATCCTGCTGGTGGACAAAATGTACGGCCATTAGACAAGGTTGCTTCTGTGCCGTCTGACTCAGCCCACCACAAATTAGAGAAAGGCTTTGATTCTCCCCAGTCGTGAGAGCGATCAACCGTCCAGCTATCCGGAATTTTGAATGGCTTGATAACGTGGTAATTAGCATTCCACAGATGGTCAAAGCGTCCGCCACTGGTAACATCCCATGAACCCTCAACCCATGCCTTTCTTCGGTTTGGGTCTTTAATGCCCATCAACGTTGCGATGTACTGCGGGTCTAGGTAGGGGTTTTCTTTAAATGATCCGTGGATGGCTACGCGAGTTAGCGTGATATCTTCGTCTCGCTCAGTCTGTGGATTGAAGACCTTCTGAGTCTCACGAATAACCGTTCCACGCGGCGCAGGTTCGATAAACCGTTTCTTAACCCATGTGTGACCGATGCCAAACGGGTTTGTTGTGCTGAAAGTTTCCAATGGGATCGGTTTTAACAAAGAGCCGTCTTCAAGTGGGTAATCCTCCGGCCTGAATGATGAGCGGCGACAAGAGAACATGGCTTCGTAAAAGTCGGCTGATTTCTGTTTGGTTAATTCGTTAAAGCCGATAAAAGGGAATTCCTGCCCGTGATAATCCCAATAATCATCGGCTTCTTTGCCGAACCGAAATAACAACTCTTCACCTGTCGGCCATACCCAACGTAATTCTGACGCCGAAGCCAGAAAGCGAGCACCATCTTTAAACAGGCGATACATACGCTTTGATTGGGTAATGATGTCAGCGAGGTTTTTATATTCCGTATCGAATATCACCCCACGCCAGAATGAACCATAGCCAACACCGACATTGCGCCGGAAGCGTGCGAGCTGTGCCGCTGTTTTACCGGGTCCTCGTGTGCCTTCATACAGAATTTCGTTACACGGGCAACTTAATGATAACGACTGTGAGCCGGGCAGCGGTTTCCAAACCACATTGTAATTCATTCACCTAATACCCCGCCCTGTTGCTGTTGTGCGACTTTTTCCCAATCATCCACGCTGTCACATGCAGGAACGGGCATAATGTTGTGCGTCGCCTCAACTTTCTGCTCTACCTTGTGTCTGTTGGTATAAACATCCCCACACTCTTTTGCGGCTTGCTCAGCTAATTGTGCAGTTAGCGCAAAATTACGCATGCCCTCAGCTTTAACCGCCATTCGGTCTAGCATTCTCAAACGGTAGGCTTTATTCGCTATGGGGATGTCTGTTATTTCGGTTTGGAATCGTTCACGGGTTTCATTAAAAAGCTCTACCCACTTTTTCGCTAATTTACGCCCACTTGACTTTGTTGGGTCATGAGATTCGACTTGCTGGCGGCTCACTTTTAACCCAAATTCATTTTTGACGGACTCAACCACTTGGGAGGGGGTATCATAGCAGGCAAGGGATTGAATAATATAAATTTTAACCTCTGACTTTAACGCTGCCATAATCAATACCTGTCAAAACTAGTCAAAAATTTAAGCCAGTTTCATTAAACAGGTTCCGCACGCTCTGGATATATTCAACCTAGCCACTTCTGGCTTTTCGCTTGCGGCATCAATGATTGCTTGAACCTCTTCACTAGCGCCATATCGACGAACAACGCCGACAAACTCTTCTACATCATGCCCTCTTAATTTCAGCTTGGGCATACCTTCCTGTGTGAACTTGGGTGCGCCAAATTCATCCATATCTTGTGCTATATGGTAAAGCTCATGATCGACCAATGCGCAAAACTCAGCATCAGAACATTGAGCGCAGTAATCAGCCGCTAATGTGATAACAAACTTAGGTATGCGACCAAACCATTCATACATTTGTTGTTCCATTCTGGCTTTCTGCCAACCACCAGCACGCATCATGACCTCTTCACATTGACCTAGTACATACCGACCTTTCTTATTGAATGAGTTTGAGGCCCACATAAAACAAATATCAGCATCAATTAAGTGCATATGATCAGGATTATGAATATCGCCATCATCGTCGAGTAGATGCTGCTGTACCCACTCATTAACCTCTGGGGCGGGGGCTATTTTTATGTGCGGAGAAAATGCTTCGATAAACTCATGTGGTGGATATGGCCTAGCTAATGCTTCATCACTCATAACTTCCTCAATCAGAACATTTAACTGGCTCAATTTATATTTTGATAAACACTTCCGCTGAAACTACCAGAATCAAGATCAGAGATAGATTCAATTACAGCATTGACAGCATCCGAAAAAGGAACGGAGAAAAATTCATTGTGTAACCAATAACTCTCCAGTTTTTTATGTGCCATTTTTTCAATAAGCCTGTAATCAAATCGCCTCTCTGTTACAAAGCTTTCGATAACGGAAAATCCAAATTTTCTTTTTAATTCAGCAAATCTTCCCAAGCATTTTCCACGAGCAGACATGCCGACTTTTACCTTAACGCCATCAGTGGCAACGTAAATTCGACCACCTCTATCGGCCTTCTTCTTTCTCATAATGCTTTCCTTTAGGTGGTAAGCCTAAGTTCACGCGGATATAGCAGTCCACAGAGTTAAAGCAATGCTGCTTACCCTATAGACTCATCTCGTGAGGCTCTGTGTTTGAATAGCCCGTGACGGGCAGATTGAGAAATAACTAATTGGATTAAATAAAGACCTAAACGAGACCACTACCACCAAAAACCTACACAAAACTCTATCAAGCAGCCTCAAGGAAGCCGCTTTGTAGCATTTTGTAAATCAGCGATTGCTTATTGATATCCAGTCCATTTGGCCTCTTTCTTCTATCTGAGCAATCTGATTCAATAACTGCGGCTTCTTCTCTCTTCCCCAGCGACGAAGTAGACGACCTGACATACTGGCCACATCTTTTTCTTTCATGTATTCCAGCATGACAGCATTGCGCTCTTGTTCCATTGAGTGGATATTCTTCTTAATAACACCAGCCATCCAGTTAAAGGCTGCAATGAAAGCCTCTTTGAATCTAATAGCCTCCGCGCCAGTAAATCCCATGACTAACATCATCCACCCATCTTTAGTCATCCGATAGAATGGTTGTGGTTTGCCGTTCTGTAACTCGTTGTTTTCATGGCAAAGCGTAAAATTGCGCTCTGCAAATTCAGATGAACAAGACTTGATAACAGAACGCGTTTTTCGCAAAACATCCTTATGCTCTCGCTTAAAAACTTTCGCCACTTTAAATGTATCCGTCTCTGTTTCCTGTCCAGACATAAAAACCAAATCACGAAAATCAATTCCGTTTACTATTGTTGGGTAATTCACGATGCTTATCCTTAACTTAGGTAATGAACCTTTGCCGCATAGGAGATCAGCCCATCGAGTAGCATCAGTTTTAGCTGATTTCTCAAAGGCTCATTCCTAAATAAAGGCTCGATGTTTAGATTAGCGCTGCGGTGCGCGATGAAATGCAGATATAAAAATGCCACCAGCCCGTGTGCGTTGGGTACGCGATAGGTACGGGGTGATGACATGGGTTATTGCTTTAACCACTCAAGGGAATGGGTAAAGGAATAATTACCTATTTTTAATTAAAGTGTCACCAATCACTCTTATTCGTCTTTGAGCGTTGGCTTCTTATGTATCATTATTTTTCCCTAAAAAAATTTCTGTATTTTGTGAATTAGGAAATTCCAAATTTGTTCCCATTACATACAATTTAATCTCTTTTTCTTTTATATTTAAGGAGATAAATATGAGCTATACTTTCCAAAAAGGTGATGTGGTTATTCTCAAAAGTGGTGGACCCGAAATGACAATAGATTCACGCGACACGTACTCACAAGACGTTGAAAAATATAAATGTTTCTGGTTCGTTGAAGGCAACTTACAGAAAGACTCATTTGACGTGGCTACTTTAGAAAAAGCAGAATAATTATATAGGCGCTTACCCTAAGTAAGCACCAAATTGCTTCAACCACCCCAGAATCATTTGCTCTGGGGTGATGTATTCTCTACTCTCTGATTCCATGATTGAATAGCAGAATCATGATCACAGTCTTCTGGCCCATTAGCATTACAGTCAATACATTGCACAAAAAACCATGGGCCATCTGAATGCACGTTCATTTCTGTGCGCTCACTATTACAAAATGGACACGGTTTAATTTCATCTATTTCAGCCATCATTACCTCTACATTCAGTCTTCACATAATCCCTCAGTCCAAGGTACTGGGCTTCGAGGGTTTCCAGTTCTCCGAGGAGACGTACATAATCCTGTTCAGCGTCTTTCTCCAGTCGGGCGGATCCTGAACCATCCATGCCGGGGGAGGAAGCGGTTTCAGACACTGGACATTCTGCCCTGACATACACGCGCTTAACGTGAGTGCGCAAATCATCGCTAAGCTGAGTGATTTTAGATTTGGCATTCGTTAGTTCCTGTAAGCGGGTGGTGTCTATTTCTGCAAGGTGTTTGATGCGTTCTTCCTTGCTGGTGATGAGGGCGTTTTTTTGTGATAACTGGGTGTTCAGTGATTGATTATCTTTAGTGAGCTGTCCATTCTCTGCATACACCGAGTAGATGAAATGGACCGCTGAACCCATCAGAGCCACAAAAACCATCACCGCGATAGCCTTAACTTTCCACTTCATCGCCGTAACACCAATTTAATAAAAGACAGCAGCCCGCCAATGATCAAGAAAAACTCCCACCCCTTCACACCTAACAGAGACAGAATGAAAGCAAACAGGAACAGCAGCCCAGACAGATAATGATCTTTCATAGGAGTTCATATGCCTTTGTAAACACATCATCAGAATAGGGTTGCTGGCCGTTCTCATGCTGGATAATGGACTTAGCCAATGCAATCAGGGTTTGCTTGTTAACTTCAATCTTATCGAACGGGTCAACATTGAGCGCCCTGGCAACCCCGTTAATGTAAGCCGTGGTGTTATTTTCATTGCTGGGCGCATATCGATTGATGATTTTAGAGATACTGTTATGCCCGCCTTTATGGTAATTCAGAAGCAACTTCATCAATGCCCGGATACCATATTCAGCAGATTCAAACCGACAGAACCGCTTTTCGATATTCCAGTCATGAGGCAATTGACCCTGCCACTTATTAGCAGGATTGTGATCAATGTTGCCGGGATTGTTATTGCGTATGCCTCTGGTCATTGCTTATCTCCCAAACGCTTATTGATAGCCCGAACAGCAAAGCCGCGGATTTTCTCAACACCAATAAAACCGATGGCGCCACCAATAGCCGGTGCGAAACTGCCCGGAATGCCAAACATCTCCAAGCCACTGGATACACACCATGACAGAGCGCCGCACAGTAAGGCTTCGACCCAGCGGTTTTTGCGTTCCACGCCGTCATAAATCAGACGACCGTAACAAATCAGGATGGCCAGGATAGAGCCGGATATCTGCGGCCATGAATGCTTTAGGCCGTTTAACAAATCGGCCCACAAATCAGGATTTTCTTTCATTTTCATATTCCACCCCATCAGATAATGGGCGTCCGTGGGGTGAGAGAGTCGCCCCTGTGAGTTGAGTTAATAGGTTGCCAGCCGCAATGCATGTATACGGATGTGATGAGAGTGATTGCGGTGGCAAATACAGAAAAGGCCACGCCAGAGCGCAGCCTTGATATTTTGAACTAGCCGGAATTACCGGAGGGTTGGGTGTTATCCGTGATCAAATAACCACTATCCGTTATCAAATAGCGTTATCCGTGATCAAAGGGTTATTTCCCGTTCGGCTTCTCTCTTGTCGCCCAATAGCGATCGTGTTCTTCCGGCGTGGCTTTCTGGTCTTCAAATAAGTCCGCAATTTTAAAACCATCAGGAAGCAACGCCCATGCAACATAAAAGTATCGAGGTTTAAATTCTTCTCCTATCCATGGATAAATACCGACACATTCTCCGTCGTCAAATCGGACATAGCCAATATGCCAACCGTCACAAGGGTTATAAACCAGTACTTCTTGATCATCCATATCAAATGTAGGCAGTTCAGAGGCAGGACGAAAAACCAAGGATTCTGTTACGGGTGTAGACATTTGTTCCCCCAGAAAGCAAAAATCCCCGCGAATGCGAGGCCTGACAGTTCGATAAGCTATGTGACATTGCTATCACTCTTATCACGATAGCAGTATTTTTACGATCGTAAAGTTATTTTCAGAAATTGCTGCATAATTGGTGTAAGTTAGTATCATCTGACTCCATCTGAACGTATTTATCCATTTCCAATGGCACATCCAGCATCATTAACATGCCATCAATGACCCCCTCAGCTTTTTGTAATCGCTTCCCAATGTAGGTATCAGAACAATGATAATCATTTGCCAGCTGCATAAAGGTTTTGCCGAAAACGTAATAGTCGAACAGCAAATCATGCGCCTCACTGTTTTTCTTGTTCAGCCTCGCCATGCAACCGGAGATAATTAATGCATCATCGTCACAACATTGCGACCTAGATTTGACCTTATTAGGGATCAACCCTTTAAATCCCGCCGCAATAGACGACCAAGAAACCTCTTCCCGATTATCAGCTGCCCACGCTCCCCAGCGCTCCATTACCCATTGAATATTACGCATTGGCTTCTCCTGCATTTATCTTTTGCGAGCTTTTGCGCAGGCAATCTTGTTTAATAATCACATTCCCAGTGGTATCACCTGATTCTTTGGCGAGAGCGGTGATGCCCCTTTGATTCCCCTTGAGTTTTGATTTTGTCATCAGAACTCCATTGCAGATAACGTGATACTGGCACTTAAAATCACGGGCGAATTTGCCAACTGTTATCCTGTTTATACCCAGCTCTCGGGCTAGTTGGGTCTGGTTGCCTCGATGCTTTATCAGTAAGTCGGGGATTGATGTTGTTTCTACTGTCATGCCGCCTCCCGCCTCAGTTCCCTGAGTCTCTCTTTGTAGTGATCACGGATCTGCTCGTAATCTTCCCGTTTCCATTTCGGTAGTGCATGGTGAGACATCAGCCGGTCAAAACGTGCCTGACCAATTTTCTCAATCAGCCTGGGCATGTAATTATCGATATTCCCCGACAGGTAGTTATTGCAGGCTGAACACTGCTTATGGCAATTGTCCTCATCAAACCGGAGTTCTGGATAAGCACCCTGTGTTCGGTAATGTCCTGCGTGCCATTGCCCCTCATGGAAGCGCCCACAACTGATACACGGGTCGTATTTATCCCGTTCACGAATGAAGGCGTTAAAGGCTGTCTGGGCTTGTCTGGCGAAATGTGAGAGGGGTTTTACGGCTAACTTGCGGGCTTTGAGTTTGTCGCGGGCTTCTGTTTCTTTTCGTCGTCGTAGTGCTAATTCTGCGCCGTGTTCTGGGCTACACCACTCGGTATTGTCATATTGGGGATAAAACCATTCATGACAGATTTTACACTTTCTCCGCCTTAGTTTTTTCATTCCTTATTTTCCCGTATGTTTCAAACCAGAACACAACTGGAGATAAATCAAACGATAGTTTCCCGAATCGCTGAGCTGCTCTCAGTGACTGAGTTCTATGAATTGAGTTCTGTAATTGTCTAGTGATTATTTGTCTAAATGACTCGATATCTGCACAATTTTTATAAATATTGCAGCTACGGCATGAGGGCATAATATTTTCAATAGTGTCATTCTCTGGATAATGACAGTGACCATCTCCGTATCTCATAACTGGCTCCGCGTGGTCAGCATGCCAGCCTTTTTCGGGTAGATCGCAACCACAGTATGAGCACCGCCCTCCAAACTTCTCTCTGATGATTGCTCGTTGCTTTTGGGTTAGTTTTAGTTTGATTTTATTAGGTTTATCAACCTGTGAATCACTAGATCTCAGTAACTTATGAGAGTGTTCTAACCATTGTCCCATTCCTTTACGCACAGTTATCTTTGCCACTTATCCCCCTAATATCAGTCCCATAATTAACGTGAATGCTATCCAAAAGCCAATGAAGATGAGGTATCTCACAGTTCCTGCTCCTTCTTGAGTTATATTCTATGGCCGTAATAATTCATCGCGTAACGGCTCTCAGTGAGTTTTACACCCTGATATACAGCCCATGCCTGTGAATATTCAATTAAGCTACCCATACGCTTGATACTCATTTTGGCGGTACTCTCTCTTGCCAGTGGCACCAGTTCACCTTCCAAGCCCTCGATTACCTGCCCCTCTTTTCCGGTCGCTTTGGCATGACCGGAGACAAAAATACATTTCCAGTCCTGCAATCCCCATTTGTTCCCAGCCCAAACAATGCCCTGCTTAGAGACGTCACCACATAACGCATGGAACTTATCGTTCTGCGGTAGTGTTCGACTTGAGTCTGCAATGGTGATTTGGATGGGAAATTCGTCGTTGAGAGGGAGTGTGTCGAGTGTGGCTTTCAGGTTATCAAGTATTCGCGCATTTCGTAGCAGAAAGATCTGCTTATCCATCTAATCTCCGCTATAGACTTTCATAAGTTGCGTTTTCTGCACACCAGTTCCTCATTTCTGCACTATTAATTTGCGGATTGTATGCACATGGCGGCTCAGATTTAGATTTATACCCAGCCCAGTAATACCAGCCGCTACGATGCTCTGCCGTTCCACATTTAGTGCAGATGTGAACCTTGCATGATTCTGACCATGAGTAATTGTGGTTCGCAACATTGTTTGCCCGATCAATCGCTGTTCTTGCCATTGTTATTTACCCTCTGGTTCCAATAGTTCATCGGGAATATCAATCTCGTTACCTAATTGGGAAGCAACTACAGCACGGCAGATGGCGATTTGTGGGGTTTTTCCTTCTTGTGTTTGGAAGATAGAAAAATCATCTTCTAATCTCACTATCCTTGAATTAGCTATCCAGTAAGGGCCTCTAAATGCCACGTAAGCTAAGTCATCAAGGTACTTATCAATCAACTGACCACACAGCGCCCAATCGGTTGAGGGGGAGTATGGATAATATTCTGGCATCAAATTGCCATTAAAATCCCTACATATTAAATTTGGAATTCCTACAATGCATTTCCCGCTCTCGCTAATTACTGTTGGACTATGTTCAATCATTGCCACCGCATAATCCAACGCCCGGCCTGTCAGTTCACTCGTTTTTAGTTTCATTTCAAATTCTCCTCTGGCGGCAGGTACTTATGAGCCTTTCTTAACTTTACAATCAGCTCTATATTCTCTTCGGTTAGTTTTTCAATGTACTTGCATAATTCAATAACATTCTGCTTCGATACACTGCCAGGAGATACCGATCCACTGATAATATCTTTGGCTAAAATTGGTGCGTGCATCTCAAAAGTCCTTAGTGTGGGTTATTTGACTTGGCGGCGGTAACTCTGCCAATTGAAATTAACCACAGTGGGTGAGCCCATTCTTAAGCGGTCAATGACTCGCTCACCTAAAACGTCGGTCAGTTGGTCAATATCTAAATTCGTCAGTACGCCAACCGGTTTTTTGTTTGCCAGACGCCGATCCACCACCTGAAAGATAATCAGGTCTTCATTCAGGTTATTGCGCTGCACACCAACGTCATCAAGCACCAATAAATCCACCGAACACAAATCATCAATCAATGCAGACTCATTGATTTTTGCGTCTTTCTGGTAGGTTTCCCGAACGCGCATCATCAAATCAGGCAGTGTGGCAATCAGAATGCTCTTTCCGTTTTGGATGATGTGATTACCAATAGCGGCGGCAAGATGATTTTTCCCTGTGCCAGGATTGCCACAAAAAATAAATCCTCCAAATGAACGACCGAAGTTCTCAGCAAAGCATTTAGCCTTTGCCAGTGCCTTGCGCTGCTCAGGTGAAGTTGTGATGTAATTATCAAACGAGCAATTCTGGTGCAGCGGACTAATCCCAGAGCGCCCCATGATCCTATTCAATCGGTTAACACGGTTTTCTTCGACAATGCGCCTTGAATCAATCTCAGCCTGTTCACGATGCCACGCCATTAATTCTGCGGCATGAGTGAATTTGGGCTTGATGTGGTCAGGCATCATCCGGCGAAAACGGGCCAGTGTCTCTGCCATGCTCATTAGAAATTCTCCGAAATGAATTGCTCAGTACGTACTGGTTGCGTAATGCGAGAGCCAACACGGTGCTTGTAGCGGTTGGCCTGCTGGTTGTTCTGGTAATTCAGCTTCTGGCTGGCTGTGATAAACCACTTCTTCGGTCTTTCAGTCTGAAATTCAATATCCAGTCTCTGTAATTCATGCCGCAGGTTGATATTCATGTACAGGTCTTCCCACGCTGAATAGTCTTTGTGGTTTAAGCGGATCACTTGTCCTTCAAACGCGTACTTGCTCGACATCGGATGAACACTGGCAGACGGATTTTGATTTTCATCAGCGCAAGCCGGCTCATCGGCTTGGGTGTTTATAGGGTTAAAGGAATCAGGAATCAGGTTAAAGGAATCAGCAGGGATAGTTGTATGCTCTTCTGATTCTTGTACTGTACTTGTATGGTGCTTTTCTGGTGCTTCTTTATTATCAATAGGTTGCGTTATTTGTTCCGGTATCTCACTGACCGCTTCTTTAACGTGAGGGTTCTGATGTTTCTTCCAGTTATTAATCTGGATAAAATTATTCCCGTCTACTACATATCGGGTGATGAAATTCTTTTTATGCAGTTGCTGCAATAAATCATCGCAATCTGTATTATCATAAGGGAGAATCATTGCCTTAATTTTACGTGGTTTATCTTCTAACCGACCTTCACGATCAGCAATCGTCCATAAACCAGCGAATAATAATCTTGCCAAGGGTTCACATTCGGCCAAATCATCATTAGTGAAAAAGCCCGGTTTAATATTTCGAGACCTAGCCATGACAGCTCCTTAAAACGGTATATCTGTTGTGTCTATTGGGGGCGCGGGGAGACGAGGACCAATGAATGCCGCCTGCTCTTTCAAATAGGCCTCGTACATTTGGTCTGTTTCACTCTGGATTAAATAAGCCGTTCCGTTTTGGAAGAAAAGTGAAAACGGTTTTTCTCTGTTTTTCTTGATGAGATTGTTAACAGCGAATCGTATTAGCCTATCAGCGGCAGATAATTTACAGCCGAAAACTGCCACTCCCAGACTCTCAAAGAGTGCAGCGAGATTCAGCGATTTTAATTTTTCAGTACAAATAACATCGTAAGCATCCGCTAATTCCTCGACAGTCACCCCGACTCTAATTAGTCCATGCTCTTCGCATAAAAATATAATTTCCTCCAGAGGGGCATTAAAAAATTCTCTGGATTCATTAATGCGAAATTCAGATAGCATTTCATGCACAGCCGCCTCATCATAAGAAGGGTCTTCTGAATAAAAAGAAGCAGCTATTTCAAACTTGAAAGGAACGCCAGTCGCAGATGCTAATTCCTTTGCCCTGATTTCTGGCGAAGTGGTCGTCATACCCACTTTAAATATTCCCGGCATGTATTTATTGCTGAGCACATAAACCCAGCCTTCAACGCGGAAATTTTCCGATAATTCCGCATGTGTTATTATTCCTTTATGGACTTCCATTTCTTCTAAGTGCATAATTACCTCTGTGAAATGTTGTTTTTGAGAGGGGCTTGCATACCGTTCTCTCATCACTCAATCAGCAGTTCTAATTGCTTTTCGGAAGCCTCAGTTGCGTCAACAACTGGGGTTTTTCTTTTTGGGTATCTGAGTTCATCCAGAATGGAAAGTAACTTGCTGGCCTCAACGCCTGTCAGCACAATATTGGCTTCACATCCCGGCGCCGCGACACTGCCTTCAGGTAATCCCAAGTTCACAATCATTAAACTGGCTAATTTTGCTATCCGGTTTTTGTCTCTACTCAATGAAGACGGATGAATTCCCATTTCACGTGATAAGTCATTGTTTCCATACTCCAAAACAGATTTAAGAAAATACGATTCCAGATATTGAGCACTACACGTAACGCGAGTATTGCGAGTTTTTGCAACTTCCATTTGATATATTTCCTAACGTTAAATTAGTTAATGTTTGTTTAATAAAAATACAAAATCGTCAGCTATCCTGAGATAGATGAGGATTAATCACGAACACGGCGTCATGGTGTCAGCCTTTACGGGTTGTCCCCGATTGCCTGAGATCAAATCTCGGCGCTATTTCGGTTTGCTAGGGTTCACCTATTGGCCTGTCGTGAGGGCAGATTGTTAAAGAGCGTGAATAATTACATGAATCTTTGTGGGTACAAGATCTGCATCTCGTTAATCATCCCTTTGTAAAATTGAGATAGTTTTTCAGCCATCTCCAGAGATGCCGCTTGATTCCCACGCTCTAATCGGCTCAAGTTACCAACATCACAATTAACAGCTTCTGCAACCTCAGCAATTGTTAAATTGTTTTTGAGCCTAATTTTTCGCAATGGCGTTTGCATATTTATCTCCTTTAAATGCGTTATACGCATATTATTACACAAAATGAATATGCGCAAGACGCTTTGAGTGAAACGCAAAAAATGAGTCCAATGGCAAAATGAAAATCGGTTCACAAATAAGAAAGCTTCGCAAAGCGAAGGGCATGACAATCCTTGAACTAGCCAATGCTATAAATAGCGATGTGGGTAACATCTCTCGTCTTGAAAGAAACAAACAAGGCTATACAAATTCAACAATCTCGAAAATAGCCGAAGCGTTGGAGGTTAAAGTGGCTGATTTATTTACTGAGAGTAATGAAAATGAATTATTAGTTAAAACCAACCTAACCCGTAAAAAAAAATACTTCAAAATTGGGGCATTGGATGTAGAAGCCAGTGCTGGCCCTGGTATTTCAACGGGAGAATTCATAGAAACAATAGGGTCTATAGAATACACAACTGATGAAGCTAAGCTAATTTTTGGCAATAGGCGCGAGGACATAGTAAAGGTTATCGCTGTTAAAGGGGATAGCATGAGTGGTACGATCGAATCCGGAGACCAAATATTTGTTGATGTTACAGTCAATCACTTTGATGGCGATGGCATCTATGTTTTTTCTTTCGGACGTGCATTGTATGTAAAACGACTTCAACTTCAAAAGAATAAGCTGGCTGTTTTGTCTGATAATCGAAATTATCAGACATGGTATATTGAGGAAAATGAGGAACCTCAATTATTCATACAAGGGAAAGTAATTGTTAGCCATTCCCATGTTTATCGGAAGCATGGATAACCCAATCAAATTATTAATTAAAGCCTCCTATTGGGGGCTTTAATTTTGCCAATTTAATGATTTGCGTCACAAATAAAATATTCCACATAAAAATTATTCTCTTTTAATTCAAATGATTATGTATTTTTTACATCATAACTCAAAATATGCGTTTGACGCATATGCTTAAAGCGCATATATTGTATTCATCCAAGGCACACAGCCAAAGATAATCTCCACCGCTCTTTAACAACTCAAACTCCCACGACAGGCAACTGACGAGCCCTAGCACATTGAAATTGCGCCAAGAATGACTCTTAGGCAATCGGGAAATGCAGGAGCAGATCAACCCCGTAAAGGCGCACTCGTTAAGAAGCTGGGTCGTGTATTAACCAAAAGGAAAACTAATCATGGTTTAACAAAGCGGACAGACCGCAAGCGCAATGCGTTAATTCTGCGGTAGTGACGCAGACCTGAGTCACCAAGGAATGGTGAGCCTGTGTAGCGACGGGTCAAGGTTCATAATTACAAATAGCTCCGGCACTCCAAGTTGACTGCCAATCAACTACCGGTTAGAGATGAGGGATTCTCGGGAATACCCTTTTCTACGCACTCAAGGGCATGAGCGCGACCACTGCGAGAGTGTGGTTGGCTAACTGTAGGCCATTCAATGAGTGGTCTATGGTGAGTTAATTAACGGAGAAATTCCATGAACGACAAAGATTATTGGCTGGAAAATATGCTGGATGGTTTTTTCGCTCAAGAACGTCAAAAAGAACGCAGTAATTTCTGGAGCAATCGCGAACCTAAACAGCGTATTACCAAACAGGAACGCGACACCATCAATGTACTCAACAGCTTTATTCCGGCAATCAATAAAGCTCCAGCAAAAGAATGTGCTTCAACCAACAATAAACCTCCCCGTCGTAGACTGGGATCGGGGAATGTGACAGCTCAATAAGAGAGGTTATTAAATGGAGTTAACGCAACGAAAACTAAAAGACATACTTAGTTATGATCCAGAAAGTGGTCTTTTTCATTGGAGAAAGGTGGTTAGTGGGCCAGTAAAAATCGGACAAATTGCAGGAACTAAGAATAGTAATGGTCACATAATGATATCTATTTCAAGAAAGCGTTATGTGGCACATAGATTAGCTTGGTTGTACATGACCGGTAAATGGCCTACCGGTGAAATAGATCATGTAAATGTTATTGGTTCTGATAATAGATGGAATAATTTACGACTATGTACAAGATCTGAGAATGAATGCAATAAAGGGTTGAGAAAAGACAATACATCTGGCTTTAAGGGTGTTTGCTGGAATAAAACAAATAAAAAATGGATAGTGAAGATTAAATTAAACAACAAAACTAGAAATCTAGGTGGTTTTAATGATATTGAGCTCGCCGATTTAGTCGCTAGAGAAGCCAGAGAAAAATATCATGGTTTATTTGCTAGACATAACTAATTCCGAGTGGGCTGTGGTGAGTTAATCATTACAGTGAGGTGCAATGTGAGTAGAAGTAATAAAGCGCTGGATTCGTTAAGTATCTGCGTATCACTATTAACAAATAGAGCTTTTCTGGGAAGAATAACAAAGAAAAAGGGAATTCCTGATTTTGTATGTATGATTGGTGCGCGTCGTGATATCACCCATGAAGTATTAGACACCGCGTCACAGATTATTACCAATAACAATAAAGTTGACAGACCAACAATTATTGAGGTTGGTGATATTAAATATAAATTAGAACTCATTGAGTTAAAATAATAGCGGCCTCGCAAATGCGGGGTTTTTTATTACCTGAATTAACAAACCATATTGTTGATGTCAACGAAATGGTAATAGGAGAGATTATGGAGTGGATTAAGCTTAGTGAAAAGAAGCCTCCATATGGTGATTATTTGGTACTATTTCGAGATATATTGAATGGATACAATTATTCAGTAGTAACATTTTGCGAAGTTTCTAGATGTATTGATTGCGATGAACTTATAGACACATGGTATGTCTCTCCGGGAGGAGGACATAAGTTATATGAATCCGAAATCATTTATTGGATGCCACTACCACAACCGCCAACAGGAGAATAACAATGGCTATTTGTCCTGAATGCTGTGGAGATGGGAAAGAAACCTGTAATAATCCTGACCACGGATTTATCAGTGCACTATCTTTTCATGATACTGGTCGATTAGGTTGTCCGGGATGCGGACATGATGAGTTTCATAAAGTAAAAAACGGGGGTGATTGTGAAGTATGTCAAGGGAGCGGCGAAGTAACAGAAAGATTATTTCAAGCTTACTGTAAGAGATATGATTTCGATTACCACGAACACATAGAAAACGTTATTGAAATAAATAATAGCATGAAAGAATGCGGGAGAATAACAATGGCTAAACATATTCACGCTGATTTAATGATGGAATATGCGAAATTAGCGCAGGAGACAGATAGGCCTCATGAATATTTTCAGGAACTATATTGTGATGAATGGCATGATATGGATTCACAATATTCATTTCGTCCAAATATACATTATAGACGTAAACCCCGCACTATCAAAATCGGAAACTTCGAGGTTCCTGAGCCAGTGAGGGTACCATTGGAACTTAATGTAGCTTATTGGTTTGTCGATTTCTCTCAGGAAGGGTTGGTAAGAGGAAGTTCATGGGATGACTGTGATTTTGAACACAATGCTCTCAACAAGGGGCTAATCCACCTCACCCGCGAATCCGCCGAACTGCACGCCAAAGCCCTTATTTCTCTGACTAAGAAAAAGGAATAACTATGGGTGACGTAGGCGATGATTACAGGATGTGGAGAGAAGAATTAAAAAGACGCAAGGAAGAGCGCCGTTCAATCAACAAAGATAAATTACACCAGATTGATATTCCATACTCCATAGGTAATAACGGAACTATTCATTTCAAAACCCCACAGGGAAAAGTGCTGTTCTACCCCTCTGTAAATAAGTACCAGTATAAACAAACAGTCAAACTTGGCCCTTTAGAGGCAGCGGTTAATCTCGCCAAGAAACTCGGCGCTAAATAATCCAACCCAGAAAATCATTAATCGTTTTCACTAACGAGGGATTTCTATATGCGTAATAACATGCTCGATGGCTGCGCAATCGTACCCCAAAAACCACAGGCCATCAGGAACCGGCGCGCATGGAAGCGCCGTCTCGCACTCTTTATCACCTTATCAATCGCATTTATTCCAGTCTAACGGAGGTCAATATGTTGCCATCAATAAATTACCAATATGTCTTGAAAGATGAGCGGATATCTAACGGGCGAATTCATATCAATTATCACGATATGGGTGACATGCAGTTCAATATCCCATTCAAAGAAGTTGCTAGCCGTTCTGACTTCGATATCAGCGATATATTTTCTTATGCCAGAGCGCATTGCGATAAAAAACGTCTTGCTGAGGAAATGCAAAAAGCTGGCTTCACTTATCGAGAGGTTATGGCTATAGCCCAGTATATGGAGAAGGAGGCAGCATGAAACCCTTCAATTGCGATCCCTGCTGGATGCAGGACGAAGCCGAAGAGCGCCGCAGGGAAGAAGCGGCGCATCAGGAGGCAATAGAAGCAGAGCTTAGGGAAGAAGCCGAAGAAATTGTCCTAACATTTATCGATAATCCTCTTTCGGAAGAGGCTGACAAAATTCTAGATCCCATCTTTAAGAATAATTCGGCTGCATGGGACGTCTTCGTCGCGGCACTAGATACCATTGTAATAATGGATTTGAAAGAGAAATCAATGGGGAGGATAGCATGAGTACAGTAGTGCAAAAAGTTTTTGAAATTATCAATCCGCTCAAAACGGACTTTGAGCAGATTTGCAGTGAGCCCAACATAGCATTTAAAAGGGAGTCCGAATTTGCTATGCAGATATTTGCTAATAACGATTATTTAGCAGGCGTAGCAATTAATAATGTTATTTCCGTTCGCAGTGCTGTGATGAATATCGCAGCGATAGGTATCAGCTTAAACCCAGCGCAAAAGCTTGCTTACTTAGTACCAAGAGATAAAAAAGTCTGTCTTGATATTAGCTATATGGGATTGATGCACATCGCCCAGCAATCAGGTGCGATTAAGTGGTGTCAGTCCAGCACTGTAAGACAGAACGACAATTTTCATCTGACCTCTATCGATACCGCTCCCAAACATGAATATAACGCTTTTGCCACCCAACAACAGCGAGGTGAGATTGTTGGTGCTTACACGGTTGTCAAAACTGAGGATGGCGACTACCTGACTCATACCATGACCATTGCTGATATCTACGCCATTCGTGACAGGTCAAGCGCATGGCGGGCGTGGATTTCAAAACAAAAAACCTGCCCGTGGGTGACTGACGAAGAGCAGATGATATTAAAAACAGTGGTTAAGCAGGCCGCGAAATACTGGCCTCGTCGAGAACGATTGGATAAGGCCATTGATTACGTCAACACCGAAGCGGAAGAAGGTATCGATTTCAGTAGTGAACAATCACAGCCTCGTGATATTACGCCAGCCAGCGAACAGCAGTTAAAAGATATCTCAGACCTGATGATCGAGGTGGATGGCGAGTGGAGCGATAAATTCCTTGCTTACATCAGTCAAAAGTTTAAGCGACAAATCAACCACCCTGAACAGCTTACTGTTTTTGAAGCTAATACCATCATTGATATGTTAAAAGCAAAGGCAGGGAAAAATGATAAGTAACGACATCGTTCTAAACAGAACCGGCATTAACTTATCCGCAATAGAGCAAGGAAGTGAAGAATGGATGTCGCTTCGTCTGGGGGTTATCACTGCCTCAGATGTCTGGAAAGTGCTCACGAAAACTAAATCAGGGACATCATGGACAGATACAAAGAAAACTTACCTGAACACTTTGATCGGGGAAGTTTGTACAGGCGTATTCAAAGAGGTCAACGCAAGAACGTTAGCCTGGGGAAAAGACTACGAACTGGAAGCACGCATGACATTTGAGTTCTACAGCGGGTTAACCGTCAAGGAAGAGCCGATAATTTTCAAAGATGACAGTCTCAGGTCTGCCTGTTCGCCGGATGGTATTTGCAATGATGGTGCTGGGCTTGAGTTGAAATGCCCTAACACAACGGAAGTGTTTATTGATTTGGCTTTGAACGGCATTAACGCCATGAAAAAGGAATATATCGCTCAGGTGCAATATTCAATGTGGATAACCGGAAAAAGTGTCTGGCACTTTGCCAACTACGACCCCCGAATGCCGGGAGGAAAAGAAATTGTTCACATGCCAATCTATCGCAATGAAGACATGATGAAAGAATTTGATGAACAGATCCCTGAATTTATAGAAAAGATAGATGAGGGATTAAATAAGTTAGGAGTTGAGTTCGGCAATCAATGGAGGGGGAATGACCAAAGATCCGAGTAAATATTTTGAAGGGAAGCCCTGCCCACATGGACATACTGAACGCTATATATCAACAGGGGATTGTGTGATTTGTGCCTGCGAAAGAAATCGACTGGCAAAGGCGAAGAAGAGGTGTAACAAGGAGAAAAAGCCTCACGAAACACCACCTCCCCTTATTGATTTCCAACACCGAGTTACTGTACTCGGCAATATAAATAGAAACCTCTAACCCTATCCCCAAGGTAAAACACCATGATTCATGTTGTCAGTTTCTCTGGCGGCAGGACATCGGCTTATCTCGTTTATCTGATGGAACAGCGCCGCAAACAGGGTGAGGATATTCGCTATGTATTTATGGATACGGGGGCGGAACATCCTAAAACCTACAGATTTGTTAGGGAGGTTGTGAAATTCTGGGATATCCCGTTGATAGTATTACAAGCTGATATTAATCCGCAGCTGGGTGCATCTAATGGCTATACCGTCTGGGAACCGAAAGATATTCAGACACGGATGCCTGTCTTAAAACCTTTTAAAGATATGGTAAAAAAGTACGGTACACCCTATATCGGAGGTGCATTCTGCACTGACCGCCTAAAATTGAGGCCATTCAGGGACTATTGCAATGATCATTTCGGGAAAGGAAATTACCAAACATGGATAGGTATTCGTGCAGATGAGCCACGGAGATTAACCCGCAAGGACGGAGTGAGTTATTTAGCCGATATTTCAGATTTCGATAAGCAAGATGTTTTGGATTGGTGGGAAGAACAACCGTTTAACCTGTCTATTCCGGAGCATCTTGGCAACTGCGTGTTCTGCATTAAAAAGAGCAGTAAGAAGCTAGGTCTGGCCTGCCAAGATGAGCCGGGAATGAAACTAGCATTTGAACATACATGCATATCTCCCTCTTATGTAAGAGACGGACACAGAAAGACCTCTCGCGAAATCATGTATCGCGGGAGCATGTCACTGAATGGAATTGCTACGATGTATTCAAATGCCGATTATCAAAACCTGTATCAAGAAATGATTGCCGCTAAACGGTTTGATACCGGTTCCTGCTCTGAATCCTGCGAAATATTCCAGCTAGACCTATTTTAACCCTACCCTAACACTACGCTGTTTAATCACCGGAGGCTCCAAATGGCTAGGTGCGATAGCCCATATAAAGACCGAGTATTAACCGAAGAACAAAAAGAGGATTGTTATTACTGTTCTCATTGTGATGTTGAGATGCTAAATGATGACAAAGCATTCATTGGAGCAGACCAAACAGCATATTGCTGTGAGCAGTGCTATATCGACTCTCAATAACTAACCCTATCACTACGCTGCTCTGCGGCGGGAGGATTTATTTTGCACATCGAAACATCAAATGTAGTGAAAATACTAATCACTGACGAACCTAAACACGATCCTATCCATGTTTATCTGGAAGATTACGGAAATAATCAGGGAAGAATAACTATCTCTGAATATGGCGAGTCGTGGACAGCGTTCTGGGGAGCGATGGGCGGCTCATTATCCGATTTCATTATTAGAGTTAATAACAGCTATCTCATTGGATATTTAGCACCTAAATTTGGTGCCCGCAGCATCAAATACAGACGGATGGACTCTCGTTTAAATGCCGTGAAAGCAGCATTAAGGAGATTACATGCACACCCCGTGGAATCCCGATCCTAGAGCAATCCAACGCGTTAACGACCCTTACCCCATCCCGACACACTGCCGTTATTGCAACCGACACGTCACGATAGCCCATCATCTGGATGTGTTTAAGCAAATCCATGATAACAGCCGCTGGCCTTGGCTCTATTACTGCTGGTCATGCGGTGCACGTGTCAGCATTCATCCGGGAACGGATATTCCCATGGGGTCATTGGCCGATAAACCAACACGGATCGCCAGACTGTCCGCTCATCAATATTTCGATGACGTCAGAGTGCGATGGAATTTGGAACGCATGGAAGCGTACCAATGGTTAGCAAGCCAACTGGAAATCAGCCTCAACGAATGCCACTTCGGTTGGTTTGATGTTGATATGTGTGAAAAAGCTAAATATGTGATGAGGTTTAAATGAGAAAATTAACAACAGCCAGTGAGTTATTGAAACGCGATTTTAATTCTCACTACGCGCGGTATAGAAAATATTGGAGAAATACTAGAAATAAACCCTATATGCAACGTTCATTTAAAATGACTCAATCTCGGAGAGATAGGGTATTGAGACAAATAATTAAACGTGATTTGGCGGCGGGGAATGCGTATTTTGAGTGGAAGTAAATAATGACTGATTTTATATCGCTGGCAGATGGCGGAGAATTAACCGCCGAGAACTGGAATGATTTTGTTAAACGCCTCGAATATCAACATAAAGGCGCTGGTGTTGATCGGCATTTCACTGCATATCCCTCATTCACGGTGAGAGAGCGAGTGCGAGTCATTGGCAATGACGATGATGAGGTAGGAATATATTTTAATGGAGAGGAATATCATTGCATAGATTCATTTCTGGAAACACTGGATGAAGAGCAAGAAAGGGAAATAGTAGATTACGCGCAAGATGCATATTTCTCTGATTGGGATGATTGCAGTGATAAAGAAAAAGCAGAGAGCATAATATATATACTGGAAGAGGAATACTCGTATATTTTCTACTGGAAATACGATTATAAAACTGTAAATACTCATTTAACCAGAGAGGCAGCAGAACGTTTCATTGCACGTAAAAAACATGACCACGGGCAATTATCTGTTTATGTCGAGTCATTTTATTGGTGCCGGGAAATGCGAGCATTAATAGATGGAATATTGACAGGAAAAATAAAGTATATAGGTGATGATAATGAACAATGAATTTAAAAATAATACCCTCGATGATATTTCTAGCAGACTGAAATCAGCATCGAAAGTATCAAAAAACTATAACATCAATGAAATAACAGTTGATTGCGATGAGTTAATCAAGCTTTGTGACGCTGCAAAGAAACTCTCTGAGTATGAGTGTATTATCGGAGCGTATGAACAAGATAATGCAGATTGGCATAAATTGGTTGACAGGGATGGTTCAGCCATATGTAGATTAGTTGATATTGTTTTAAATTTACAATCGAAAATCGCTGAATATGAAAGTATGGAGCCTGTGGGATTTACTAATGGCATCGAATTGAAGTACGTTAAAAATGGGCAGCATGGATTTATTCAAGTCGAAAATACAGAAAAAGATTTTTTGCCTATCCCTCTCTATCGCCACCCCAACAAATAACGAGAACCCTCATGGATATTATCGACGCAGCAAATGATTTAACAGAGCTGAATATATCCATGCTCTCCAGAACCGGAAACCACCACTAACCAGCATCAACAGTATGTGTAGATGGTGTGAAACAGAACCAGCAGCAGAAAACAGTGCATTCTGTAGTCGAGAGTGCGGGGAGGATTATGAGCGGGATCGGAGGAAAGATGGGAAATGATGCAATGACCGACCGTGAAGTAGTTGATGCCGCAATTAAACTAGCAGGTAAGTTTTATAGCATGATGGGGTTTCGCCATAGAGAAGGCTTTGAATATTGGAAGTCCCCTCATCCCCAAGAGCAATTAGTTTTTGAATACGCCGTTCAGGCATTTGAGGATTTAAGGGGTACTGATGTCTATAGTGCTATAGATAGCTTAGAAGCGGAGTAATTAATGATAACTAAATCAATAAGTGAATTAATACCGAATAATGTAATTAATATACTAAATGGTTGGTATAGGGTCAGGTATTTACAATATAACGACCGTGTTACGGTAATTGATTTACAGCATGAGAATGACCAATTATCACCTTTTTGTGACATGACCTGTATTCATATATCAATTAATAAAGACTTGGATATTCATTTTGAGGTGAAAAAATGAAACAGGTTCAAGCAATGGTGACGCTGGTATTAATTGATGGCGTGACTTACCAAATAGCGCTACCGAAACATATTATTGCGATTCAAACCAAGCAAGCATTAGCTATAGCACAAGAGTTTGGAGGTACAATAGTGAAATGTGATTTTGCACGTATTAAGCCAATGGAAGTTGAGGGCTTGCCTTTTAATATCAGAAATAAGAGTGACGCGGAGTATGAAATACGACCTGATATTAGCTGATCCCCCTTGGCAATATAATAACGCTGCCAGCAACGGAGCAGCCAATAACCACTACACCACCACCGATTTCTACGCTCTCACCCGTCTCTCCATCGAAAAAATAGCCGCTGATAACTCTGTCCTTGCCATGTGGTACACAGGGAATTTTGCAGCTGAAGCTATGGAACTGGCTAAAGCATGGGGATTCAAGGTTAAGACCATGAAGCTATTCACATGGGTCAAGCTCAACAAGCTGGCAATGGATCGCATAGACAAGGCCATTCAGGAAGAAAGGTTGCTTGATAGCTGGGATTTCTTAGAACTGCTTAATACTGAAACACGGATGAACGGCGGCAACTACACCCGCAGCAATACCGAGGATGTATTAATCGCTATTAAAGGCAATGGACTGCCAAGACAGAACGCCAGTGTGAAACAAGTTATCTATTCATGCCTGGGTGAGCATAGCCAGAAGCCGAGAGAGGTTCATTATCGACTCGAACAACTGTACGGCGATGTCCCACGCATTGAATTATTCGCCCGTGAATCCGTGTATGGCTGGGATTTATACGGCAATGAATCACCTGTAAACAATATTACATTTATTAACGAGGTTAGATATGAACACACCCAAAATAACCATCGAAATGACCAAACAGGAAATCAAAGAGTATTTAAACACCGATCTCCCAATGTCAGATGAAGATTGTATTGAAGTAATCCAAGGTGACATTGCGTTTATTTTGGAACGAGGCGGATTTCAGGGAATAAAAGAAGAAGACGTTACTGTCAAAATTTATGCCTAACACATTCGAGAACGGACGCCGACAGGTGGCAAGGGAGTGCCTGAAGGAACTGAATGCCCTACCCAAATATGATGACCAAGCAGTCACCGCAATACTCGATAAATACACCCTCAAATTTAAACCACTCAATCACATGAGGTTCAGTGCTAAATCAGTACTGGGCCATTATGTGCGGATGATTCAGAAGGAGATGAAAGATGGATAATGAAGATGATATTTGGGATACAAAAGAAGCAGCAAAAAAATTAAAAACCACTCCAAGAACCATAGCTAATCTGATATCTACAGGAATTCTAGAGGGTAAACGGGTTGGCAAGGGATATAAAACAACTAAATCTGCGGTTCTTGCATATATTAAAAGCCCGATGCAAACTCATGGAGCGAGCAAGGGTGATCGTAATGGAGAAAAATCATGTCAATCACCCAAAGAAACGGAGTATGGCACTGTCATTTCTTTACACCGTCAGGAAAGAGAATTAGGAAATCTCTTGGCACGAGGGATAAAAAGCAGGCGCAGGAGCTTCATGACAAATTAAAGGCCGAAGCTTGGCGAGTAGACCGGCTAGATGATCTGCCAACTCGTACATTTGAAGAATGCTGCATTCGTTGGCTCAGAGAAAAAGAGCATAAACGATCACTGGATGATGATAAAACGAAAATTGAATTTTTCTTGCGGCATTTTTCAGGTCGGGATGTTTCAACAATAACAGCAGATGAAATTTACGATGCTGTATCAAAAATGAAAAATCGTAAACATTATCAAGTCTGGGAAAGTAAAAGAGATGCCGCTCTAAGAAAAGGGGAAAAGCCTCCTATATATGAGGCTATTCCAGTTAGCCAAGCAACAAAAAGCCAGCACTTATCATTCATTAGATCGCTGTTAAGGGCAGCGGTCAATGAATGGAGCTGGATTAAGTCAGCTCCTGTTATAAAAACCAAAAAACCAGCAAGTAAGCGTATAAGATGGCTAACAAAAGATGAAGCAGCGAGACTCATCGAATGTATGCCTGAAAGTATAAAGCCCGTCGTCATCTTTGCATTAGCAACAGGGCTTAGACGTTCCAATATCATAGATATGGAATGGCAACAGGTCGATGTACAAAGAAAAGTAGCATGGATAAACCCAGAAAATGCAAAGGCTGGAAAAGCTATAGGTATAGCTCTGAACGATACTGCTTGTCGAGTATTAAGAAATCAGATAGGAAAGCACGCACGGTGGGTATTTGTCCATACCAAGGCTAAGCATCGACCAGATGGAACATTGACCCCGGCAGTGAGAAAGATGAGGGTTGATGATAATAGCGCATGGAATACTGGTCTAAAAAAAGCAGGAATCGAAGATTTCCGTTTTCACGACCTCCGGCACACATGGGCAAGCTGGCTCATACAATCGGGAGTTCCGCTTTCCGCACTACAAGAAATGGGCGGTTGGGAATCAATTGAGATGGTAAGGCGATATGCACATTTAGCGCCTAATCATTTAAGCGAACACGCCTGTAAAATTGATGAGCTTTTTAGAGATAACGACACAAATACGACACAAGGGAAAAATCAAGCAGGTCTTAGAATAGCATAA